AGGTGCGAATGCATCATTAAATACACTAGTTGCACCACTTGTAATGTCACCTGGAATATCTTTAACCTTAGTTTCTATGTCTGTAATAGTAGTTTTAAAAGGTGCGAATGCATCATTAAATACACTAGTTGCACCACTTGTAATGTCACCTGGAATATCTTTAACCTTAGTTTCTATATCTGTAATAGTAGTTTTAAAAGGTGCGAATGCATCATTAAATACACTAGTTGCACCACTTGTAATGTCACCCGGAATACCATCAACCGTAGTTTTTAATTCTAAATAGTTTTGCTTTATTGGATCAGCTACTTTATCCACGATACCTTGAATTTGTGTTGGTATACCATCAAAACTATTTTGTAATGCAAGTATAATTGCTTTCATAGGATCAGTTACATTATTTACAGCATCCGTAATATCACCTGGAATATCATCAACTATACCTTTTAATTCTCCAAAGCTGTCGTTAAAAGGTTTGATCGCATCATTAAATACATCAGTTGCACCACTGGTAATTTCATCAGGAATACCATCAACCGTAGTTTTTAATTCTAAATAGTTTTGCTTTATTGGATCAGCTACTTTATTTACTGCAATGCCAATTAGTTCAGGAACATTATCTAAGTTCTCTTGAATAGTTGATGTTGCATCCTTTACGGTATTTGTAATTTGATCAGGAATAGTATTATATGCATCTTGTAATGTAGTATAATAATCTTCTAATGTATTTACAGTACCAATTATAGGCTGAGTTGCATCATTTACAGTTTTAGTAATTTGCCCAGGAATATTATCTAAATTTGTTTGAATAGTTGACGTTGCATCATTTACGGTATTTGTAATTTGATCAGGAATGCCAGCAAAATCTGTTTGTAATGAGCTTATATTAGATTTTATAGGATCAGTTGCAATACTAATTTTTGTATCTATTTGACCAGGAACATCATCAATCTCTGTTTGTAATCTAGTTATATTAGATTCTATTGGATAAGTTGCATTAGTAATCAAATTAGTTATACTAGTGTTTATAGGATCATTTTGAGAATTAATCATTGTATTTATTTGATTAGGAAAAGTATTATATGCATCTTGTAATGAAGTAAACCCACTTTGTAAAGTTCCTATGCTATTATTTATAGGATTAGTCGCACTGCTAATTTTTGTATCTATTTGATCGGGAATATTATCTATTTTAGGTTGTATTTCAGTTGTTATATCGCGAACACTATTAATTGTATCTTTAATATCGTTTACATTAGTATTTATAGTACCTATACTACCATACAAAGGATTAGTTGCAGTATTAATTTTTGTATCTATTTGTTGTGGAATACCATCAAACAAAGTTTTTAAAGTGTCTACACTACCTGATATTGGTTGCGTCGCTAGACTAGATGCAGTAGCAATTTTAGTGTCTATTTGCCCTGGAATTGCACTCATTTGTGTGTTTAAAGTGCTTACACCAGTATTTAAATTGTCTATTCTAGTATTTATAGGTCCGGTTGCAGTACTTATCTTTGTATCTATTTGTCCTGGAATTGCGGTCATTTTTGCATTTAATGTACTTATACCAGAATTTATAGGGGCGTTTGCAGTACTAATCTTTGTATCTATTGTTCCTCCAACATTATTCATTTGTGTGTTTAAAGTGCTTACACCAGTATTTAAATTAGTTACGCCAGTATTTAAATTTCCTATGTTAGTATATATAGGACCGGTTGCAGTAGTAATTTTTGAATCTATTTGTCCTGGAATAGAATTCATTTGTGTGTCTAATGTGCTTATACGACCATATATAGGGTTATTTGCAGTAGTAATTTTTGAATCTATTTGTCCTGGAATAGAATTCATTTGTGTGTCTAATGTGCTTATACGACCATATATAGGGTTATTTGCAGTAGTAATTTTTGAATCTATTATTCCAGGAATAGCATTTATTCTATCTGGTATTGCATTTGCTATGTCACCAACTTGATTAATTGTATCTGTAATATTATTTAAGTCATTCGCACTAAACCCTTCTTTTTTATAAAAAATATTTTGATAAATAACACATATAAAAAATAAAATAAGAAAACAAATAATAATAAATTTTATATTTTTCATGTTAATTTTATTCATATATTTATGCTATAAAATATATCTTTCATTATATTTTATATTTATTATTAAGTTATTTTATTTAAACTATTTAATACATTAGTATAATCAGTATTAAGACTATTTGAAAGATCTGATGTTTCATTCAAAGAATTGTCTACTGTTTGAAGAATAGTTAGTCCATTATCTAGAACTTCGTCACCAAGATTTGTTGAATTGTCAACTATGTCTTTACCAAAATTGCTTGCTTTCATTTGGTTAATTTTTGTTATTACATCTTTATTAATCTTATCTATTATCTTATCTAATTTATTTTTTACATTACCACCTCCTCCTTTACCTCCTTTTGTTGTAACCTGTAATTCTTCCCTCATAACAAACGTTTTTTTTAAAATTACATAAATAAAAAATAAAATTAATAATATTATAATAGATTCATAAAGTAGAACATACCACATATATTATTACTATAAAATATGTTATTTATTACATTTATTAAACTTTTGTAAAACAGATAATTTATATTTACACACCAATATTAGTTAAACTATTTGATATATTATTAAAACTATCACTAATATTATGTGCACCGTTATATAAATTTTGAAAAGAATCACCTATAAAACCAAATATATTTTGTCCATTTGCTACAATTTCATCACCCAGATTTGTTGCAGTATCAGTTATGCCTTTACCAAAATCTTTTGTAGTATTTATAGCTTTTGAGGTACTACCTTTTAACACTTTACCTGCCTTTTTAAAAAATCCTCCTTCCCTCATAACAAACATTTTTTTAAAAATTATATAAATAAAAAATAAAATTAATAATATTATAATAGATTCATAAAGTAGAACATATAACATATTATTAGTTGACATTTTTGTTTTTATTTATTTTCTTTCTTTAAAAAAATACTAATACTAATACTTTTAATACAAAGAAAAATATGATAATTTATCATCTTCATATGGTATCGCATTGGAAGAATGACGCATATAATCTCCTACCATTATAGAATTAGATTGTTTTCCTCTTTTTAGACTATTTTCTCTTCCTAAAACATCAAATCCTTCTGTTGAAGTTAGTAATTTTTCTGAATTTTCTAAATTTATAGATTCCTCATTATCCATTTGATTAGATTCATTTTCTACACCATCTGTTTCAGGTTTAATAGTAGAAGAGGTATCTAAATTAGATACACTTTTATTATTTGTCAAAACAATATTCTTCACATCTTTACCTTTATCTTTAACAGTATCTTGATTAGTTGAAACTTGCGTATCTAGACTACTTGAATCTGTGGGGTTAGTTAAATTTTCTCTATATTTTGTCATTTGTGAGTTAAACATAATAATAATAAATAATACTGCTACAATCCCTAAAATTTGATTGGTATAACTAATAAGTAATATAATTAAAATAAGTATTGTTCTGCCTAAACACGTGTTAAAAAAGTAATTTAATATATTTGTTTGACTTAGGGAAATTAAAAGTAATAAAGTAGATACTATTCCCATGTTGGTTTTATTAATGAAGTTTTGCATTATATAAATAATGAAATAATTTATTTTATATTAAAAAAAATTATTTATAATAATTAAATGGAGGCTTCTACGTTTTCAGATAATTTCAGTGTGTTTTTATAAATTATTATCTTATTTTTAATTAAGAATGTCTTTAGCAATGTATGCAGCTCCATTTAATGATAATTCAAATAATCAATTAAATGAAGAAAATAATACACATAGTGCAAATAAGAAACGACATGCGCATAATAAAACACAAAGAAAACCACTAAACAAAAATTTTGATGTAAATAAAGTCAATTCTGTTTTAGAAGAAATTCATAATAACTCTAATGAAGATGATAATAATAATATGGGTGATTTTAATCCTCCACCACCACCTGACTCATCAGGAGTAAATAAGACTATATCGTCTGAACAATCACTCAATCTTAGTAATACTCAAAATAAAGAAATGTTTAAATTATTAGGTCATGCACCACAACCAAATGATGATAATACTAATATAAATTATTCACTTAATTCTTATAATAGTAATTACGGGGATGGAAAAAGTGTAGATGAATATTATAAAAAAGTTTTGCCTGGATATGAGAGCAGATTGCCAGTAAACAAACCTTACTATAATATGAATTATAATAATTCTAATCATTCTAATAATTATAGTAAAATGGATAATACCAATGATATTTTATTACAAAAATTAAATTACATGATTAATTTGCTAGAAGAAAAACAAGATGAAAAAACAAATAATGTTATGGAGGAAGTAATATTATATTCCTTTTTAGGTATATTTATTATATTTGTCATTGATTCTTTTGCCCGAGTTGGTAAATATGTTCGTTAAAAATAGAAATAAAAATAGAAATAAAAATATTATAATGAAACAATTTAAACTGATATTCCTATATAATGTTAACTAATGACCAAATATATTATTGCTCATACCAAGCATGAAGGATGTTATAATTTTAAGTATTATGAAGATGACTTATCTAAAACAAGAGTTACGTCTATTAAAATAAATCCTCCAAAAATCTTTTTGTTTGATAGAAAGGATCAAGCAATGGATTTTTTTAATGAATATATTAATGATGTTGATTCTATTGATGTGAGATGTAAAAAATCCCCAGAGGAAATAGAACATATAGATTTATGTAGTTGTGGTATTATTGAGATGGACGAGGAAGAAAACCCTATTTTATTTTATAATAAAATAGACCAAATTTTTTTTCTAGAAATAGGGGCACAAACATTTTTAGTTTCACAAGATTTAAAGCATGATATTAGTAACATGAATTTGACAAATAAATTAATTAAAGGATGTAAAAAACTAGATAGAGAACAAAAATTGAAATATATTGAATTAGGTAAAGTATGCCAAGAATGTGTAGATGATGACAATGATAATGGTAATACATAAATAAAAAAACAATAAAAAATAGCTTTTATGTTTTTTTTTATTACATGAGAAAAAATGATTTTTTTGGTGTAAAAGTATTATAAGCAAAATTATAAAAATAATAAGACATTATTTTTATGGATAATGGTTTTGTTTTTATACATAAATTCTCTATAATAATATTATTATCAGATATATTTTCTACTATGGCATGACCAAAATAATTTTCAGCAGCCACTTTCCAAAAACTTATTTTGAATCCTTGAATGAAAATGTTTCTCTCATAATTATTACTATATATAGAAGCAAAACAGGAAAGTATTTCCATGTTTTTTTCAATAAAAATACATGTTTTTCTAAAAAAATAAGCACATATAATTTCTTGGTTTACAATAATGGTATAAATAAATATTTGTTTTGTTTTGATAAGTTCCATTATATTGGTAGGTTCCGTACAAATAAGTATATCAAATTTACGACTATTTATTTTTATAAAATCAAGTAATAAATGTAAATTTTGTATATTTATTTCTACTAATTTATAAATACTAGATAATTCAATAGGTTTTGTCCACTTATTTACTGGAAATTCATATATTAAATACTTACATAAAGGCGAAATCGCATTTCTTACTCCAAAATCATTATCTGCTAATTTAAATATACACGGTTCTACTTTTTTATTTACATGACATTGATTATAATAATGAGTTTGTATTAATTGTGGGAAAAGTTCATTTTCATTTTTACTAGATGGTTTTTCATTACAATAGTAATCTATATAATACGCTTCAAAACTAGAATCAGCGTCTTTATTATTTAATATTATACGAATAGGTCTAGATGAAATTACCCCTATTACATAAGAATCAATAATACTTTTCCCTTGTTTTATATCTGCTAATAATATATCTTCATTATAAAAAGAAATAAATGACTTTTTATTATGACTTTTAAAATAGGGTATTATATTGCTTATATTAGGTAAATAATGATAATTTTCCATTTTGAAACATTTGTCTTTTATAAAATTTAAAAATGTATTCTTTTTAAAATCTGAAATTTCTGAATATACGATTGTTTCAATATTTTTAAAATTCGTATACTTATTTTCATGCGGTAAATTATGTTCTATGATTCCAATGGGCCATATTTTATATTTTATATTATATGTATGAAAAACGGGTAAATAATTCCAAAAACCGTATTTGAGTTTTATATAAATATATGTAATGAATATTGTAAAAATGATAAAAAAGAGAATATATAATAAATAATCAATCATAATATAGCTAATATATTTTTTATAATAACTTTTTTATAATATAATATAATAACTTTTTTATAATATAACTTTTTATAGACAAATTATTACGGCTTAACAAATATATATATGTATTGTCCACCATAATTATGTTTAATAATATTTGATATAGCATGTAATGTAAACCCGGCTTGTTGCACAGTTGTCAACAATTCTTCTTTATCTTCCATATATAATATTATTTCCTGTTTACGGGTGTTTCCATTATTAAATTGAAATTTCTCGTTAACGATTACTTTATTATCTTTTTTCTGCGAATCAATACTATATGTAAAATCTTTTAATTTCCTTATTTTTTTCTTTTTTTGTCCATTTTCTGGCTGGTTTACAACATATAAAGCAGGATTGATAGATAATATAGGGTCAAATTTCTGACTATCTACTACATGAAGAATTAAATATCCGCCTGGCATTAACCAATCTATGCAATTGTTAAAAAATGCTCTTTTATCTTCAAAATAATATACAATAAGGTCTAAACAAAGAATATGTGTAAAAGAAGAAGGTTGAAATACACCTATATCTAATGCATTTCCTACTACAAATTTGTGGTCCGGATATTTCATGATGGATTTTTTTATCATAAAAGGAGATGAATCTATCCCAATTATCTCTAAATTATTTCCCGTACCTTTTATTTTTGATACACAAGATCCTGTACCACAACCTACATCTAGAATAATACTTTCGCTAGATGGAGTAGTAGAATTAATAATAGTTCCTATTTCAAAATCAGAATTGATTTCATCATTTATTAAATAATCGTATACATTTGCATAAAATTGGTCATACATTTCGCCTCCTTTTTTAAATATAAATTTATCACTCTGTTCAAACCCTTCTTCAATGGTTTTATTACTATTTGACTTAAAGATTGTTATTACAATAAGTATAAGAATGATGAATAATAATATTTTTCCGAAAATAGATATTTTTTTAAAAATATTTGTGATTGATTTTAACTTCATCTATATGTATTATTGTTATTTTTTTTGTGTATTTTAAAAATATATGTCAAATACAAATAGTGAAATAAATGACATCCGAAATATTAGTGACTTTAAAGGCATATCATTTTCAAAATTTAAAAAAACAGATGTGAAAAAAGAATTGCTAAATAGTTTAATTCAATCAAAAATAGAACCAGCGTGTTATTGGAGTGCAGAATTAATATGTTCAGGACATTATGCGGAGTTATGGGAAATAATCATCCTTTTTTATAGTAAATATATACATTTAGGTAATCCTAAAATAGCTATATATCTTGAACTAAGAATCAATAATTTTAAAGAAATTATTCGTATGGGTTATGCGAATACTGAGATAAGATTACGTAATAATGATAAGGTGCGAAGAATGTTTTGCGAAATTATGTGTATTTTATGTGATGCAAAAAGAAAACATAAATTTGATAATATAAAAATTAAAAAGGAGGATTTTGATACAGCGCATATAACTGAAAAATTTAAAGCTCCTCATTTGAAATATGCAGAAGACTTTTTCATGAAAGATGATCCAAGAGAGATATATTTAGCCACAAATGAATTTGCATATAATATTTCGGAAGATTCTATGAATATTGTATCTGCATGTTATTGGATTGAATGGATTATTGAGTTTGAAAGTATATGTAAATTGAAAAAAGAAAAATGTAAATGTGAAAGACGTTCTAATATTCCAGTTGATGGTAAGCACCAAATGGATATTATTTGGATAATATGGGATGGTTTTTTACATGAATCAAATAAAAGACCGAAAATAGTTCAAAAAATAATTCAAGCATTACTTACATTATTTACATTAAAATATGCAGGCGGGTGTCAAAAAAGAAAATATATTTTATATTTCATTGTATCTATATTATGCGAAAATATTGTTGTACAAGATGAAATTATTCGCGATAGTCAGAAGACAATTGTTAGCAATATATTAAGTAAAATAGAAAATATTTATGTTCAAATTAAAAAAAATGAAATATCGCCAGATACTGATTATTTGTTTAAAGATGTTAAAAATATTAATTTAGAGAAAACAATACAAAAATTAGAAACAATGAACACATTTGGAGAGAACTTTATTCCAAGAGTATAAAATTGTTATTTTATTAGTATTTTTTGTTGTTATATATAATTATTGTATATAATTATTGTATAAAATATGGTTAAAACAATGAAAAATAAAAAGTATATGAAAAATACACGTAGAAAAAATTTGTCTAGTTCATCAAAAAAACTAAGCAACCCAAATAAAACAAATAAATTTGAAAAAGAAATAACAGTGAAATTTCTAGAAATACTTATGATGGTAAAATTATTTCATTGGAAAACAATGAGTTATGCATCTCATAAAGCAAGTGATGAATTATACGATTCATTAAATGATAATATTGATAAGTTTATTGAAGTACTTCTAGGTAAAGTAGGTAATCGCATTGATTTAATGGGACAAAAAACGATTTCATTAATAGATTTAAGTTCACAAGATAAATTAAGAGAGAAAATAAACTCTTTTAAAGGATATTTAGTGAGTTTAGATAATAATGATGCTATAAAACAAATGTCTAATAGTGATTTATTAAATATTCGTGATGAAATTTTAGGTAATTTAAATCAATTTTTGTATTTACTTACATTTAAGTAGTCTGCGAATATATAATAAAAATTAATATATATATTTTTATTATAATGGAAAGTAGCGCCAATTTTTCAAATAATAACACATTAAGCAGTTTTCAAAATACCGGTTCAAATATATCTAGTGGATTTTATGATTCAATAAAAAATATAAGTTGGTTTACATGGTTTGTAATAATCATATTTTTAGCCTTTCTAGGTATTAATATTTTTACTTATTTGGCGTATGGTACACAGGAGATAGCCGATTTTTTTGGTCCTCTGACTTCAAGATTTTTATCATTATTTAAATCCATTACAGGACAATTAGTAGATGTTACGGCAGAAGGTACACGTGCCGTTGTAAATACAGCTGCACATGGTAGTACAAGTGCTATTGATAGTACTGCACAAGTGATTGATTCAGGATTAACTGCAATTCAAAATATAACACCAAATCCAAGTGTATCTAGTTTACCAATTCAACCTTTAAATACGGTTATTCAACCGCCTGATATAATGGCGAATAATGCTTTAAACGCAAAATTAAATAAATTTGTACCATCTATTCAAAGAGTAGGACAAACATCAATTCAAACAGAAGGACAAAGTCCAGGGCAATCAACTAGTCAATCAACTAGTCAATCAACTAGTCAATCAACTAGTCAACCAACTAGTGATTATCAAGCAGACGAGTCAAGTAGTTTAATACAATCAGGATCTGGTAAATCAGGATGGTGTTATATTGGCGAAGATCGTGGATTTAGAAGTTGTGTAGAAGTAGGTCCAAATGATAAATGTATGTCAGGAGATATTTTCCCAACTAAGGATGTTTGTATAAATCCTAGTTTACGAGCATAATCATTATATTGTGATTATTATATTGGTTTGGGTGTAGGGTGACAAGCACTAACAAAAGCTTTATAATTAGTAGGCCATTTGTTTCCGCTATTATTCATTGTATATCTTGGTTTTGCATACCATGTAGCGATTCTTGGATCCCAGCATAATATTTTTGGAGATCCTGGAACATTGGAAAAACTATTTGGAAAACAATTGTTTACTTTTGTTTGTTGAATAATTTCATTTGTACAAGGATTTACAGTAACATTACAAATTAAACTTCCACCATCTTGAATAAAATTGATTGGGCAATTAAATGGATTCGTTAGATAAGGATCTGGATTTGGAATATCCACTGCATTTATACGTAACAAACTAGTAGTATTTGGATTTGTATATGTTAATGACTGTGTGGCAAAATTTTTTGTGCGATTTGTCCACATACCCTTACATATTTGTGAATACCTTTGTTTTTTTGTTAATTGACTACTATTTTTTTTATATTGTAAAACATTCCCTTTTATAATCATTTGTGCTTCTTGAATAGCTAGTACACGAGGTATATTTGTATTTGTTAAACGTGAAAAAACTAAATTATTATTTAAATTTTCATTTACTGTACAATTGCTTTGAACTCTTGTCCAAACTCTTGGCGGTTCAGGAATATATACAGGCATTTAATATAAAGATATATTTTATATGTAAAAATATCTTTATAAATATTTATATTATGTAAAATCATGACAAATCATGTCTAATCATGACAAATCATAACCAAATATATCTAAAATAACAAATTATGAAAAATTATATTCATCAAAAAACCATCTTAATGAAAGATAATCCCATAATTTACTTGTATTTGTGGAAGGTGTAACCATATTTATATTAGGCCCTTTGGTAGATATATTTTGTATTTCTCCTGCTCCTAATGCATAATTATAATACCATAAATTAGAAATGTTTCCTTGAAATCCACCATTCATACCAACATAAACGTCACCATAATTTTGTTTAGGAACACCTGATAATTGAATACTCCTAGTTATAGTACCATTTATGTAAACATCTAGGGTGGTATTATGACATCTGATAATAACATTAACCCATTTATTTAGAGGTATATTTGGTATTATAATTTCTTCATTAATGACACTATATGTGTTCATCATAACTACCAATTCATTTGTATCAGGTGCGATATATAATCCAGGTGCATTATTAGGAAAATTCAAACCATTATTTGCTAAATCATTATTTCCTTTATAAAATATATGTTTATATTGACCTGCTAAATATTGTAAGTTATCAATATTTATCCATACAGACCACGTAAATTCAATACCATCGGATGCATTATCTGATCTAATTATTTGTGTTTTACCGTTACTTTGTTTAAATATAAGCATTTGTGTAGCATCTACCATACCATCTATTAAATGTGGTGATTGTTGCGGTTTAAAAATGTAAGATAATATAGTTATACCTATCTGTAATAATATAATAAATAAAATTACCACAATTAGTAAAAAAGCTATTTTAGCTACTAAATTGTTTGAGTTTAATATATTACTTATTCCACTATTTCTACTATTTCCATTATTTGTTGAAAAAGATTGATTATTCATCATTTGTATTATTATATACTAAATAAGAAAATTAAAAAAATATGAATTAAAGTGTTAAAGAACCTTTGGTTTTGCCATTTTCCATTATTGATACTTGAACACTATATGAACTTATCATATTAGAATACCATGATGAAAAGCCAGCACTATATATATTCCATGCGTCTTGTGGATTTAATGGATATGGATAATATTGAAACTTTGTTGTCCATCCACTAAAACCACCCATAGGTGTTACATATACGTTTGCGTTATTATTAACATTTGCTACACCAGGTAGTAGGCATGTTTTTACTAATTTTCCGTCAATATATACATCCATACTTCTACCATATACACTTATAGATAAATTCACCCATCGTTGAACAGCTATATTTGATACGTTACACGTTTGTACCACTGATGTTAAATTACTACCAGGAGTACTACCAGGAGTAGTACCATCACCAGGAAAACAAGCCAATGAAATAATGAGATTATTTTCTGTTGCATCCAATACAACAGAAGGACATGGGTCTACACCACTTACACCACCAGTAGTTCCAGTAACAGGATTAGTAGTAGCAACGCCAGTACTAGGTCCACCCATTCTTCCAAAAATAACTTTTGACTCACCATAACGATAATTCCAGTCGTTAATATAAAACCAAATAGAATAAGCAAAATTTGTTGTTTGAGCCGTTGTGCTACTATTTGCTAAAGAACTAGCTTCAATAGTAGACGCAGTTTGGCCATTTTGCATTTGTTGTAGTGTATATGGATCAGCAAAAATAAAACTCAATAGATAAAATAATAAAACAATTACAACAATAATAATAACTATGATTAAAGGATTCATTTGTATAATATAGAGTTAGAAATTTTCTCATATTTTTTAAAATATAAATTACAAAATATACAATAAAATTATAAATCATATATTTTTTATAAATTGCTTATAATTAGTTATAAATTATTTTATAATATATACATTAGAATCTTTTGTAGTAGGTGGATTATTATTTTTTACCATATTATATAAGTAATAAATATTATTACTACTCAATGATTTATTAAAATAAACTAAATTACATAATTTACCATCAATGCCATTATCTTCACCTACTGTTAATGCGTCTAATGTGTAATATGGAACAATTCCATTATTTGATTTTACTAAGCCACCATTTAAAAATATATCTAAAACTCCACCATTATAATTAATAATTATGTTATTCCATTTTTGCAATAAAACATTTTCATTTGTGTAAATGATCTGATTATCTATCTCACCATTTTCATTAAAAAATTTAATGGAATCATCTTTATTATTAGCTTGTAAATCTTTTTGCTTCATGGTTATTATTAGTGTATTAGTGGATGGATTATATAAAACATTAGGTTTATTTGCATAATTAAGTAAAGATGTATATTTTTTATATTTTGGATTTGTATTTGGTGGAAATGCATCTAAATAAAACCAAAATGAAATAGCATAATGATAATCATACTCAGTGCTATCATTTAGCGTTTCATAACTACCATAATTATTTAGTTTATTAATGTAAATAGGTTGATTTGCTAATAATTTACCCCCTTGTAAATTTACTTTATTATAAAAATAAGGTTCCGCAAAATAAATAACTAATAATATGATAGCTAATAAAGATAAATATAAATAACTATATGTGTTTTTGTCATAACTACTAATAAAAATACTCATGATAAAATCAAACCCATTTGTAAATATGCACGGAATATAGAATATAGAATTTATGATTATATCAAAAAAAGCATTTTTTTTAGCATTTTGTACTGGAAACTGGACATAAATTGTTTTATATATTAGCCCTAACATGATTATAACAATTAGTATATTTAATATAAAACTGGTTATACCAAAGTTACCAGATAAATTCTGTATGTTGTAGACAATCCAAAATATAGTTAATGCAGAAATAACTAATCCAAATAAAAGTAATAAGGAACGCTTGAAAAAATCAAAATTTTTTACAGTAGAATATTCAGTTAATTCAGGAAGTAAATTACTAGCTAATAAAGATCCCCAAAAAATACAAATAAGTAATACTAATATTATAATAATCGCTGTATTAAATTTATATTTTTTATCAGCAAACCCATGAGGATATTTACTTATCATAACTGTTACTAAAATGATAAATAGTATAAATAAAATACTTCCATATACAGAAAAATTTGAAAACATGGAAAATAAGTTTCTCGGATATTTATTTGTAGAACTATAATTTGGTAATGTCATCACAATGATTAAATAAAGAAACATAAAAGTAAAAATGATAATGCTTAATAAAAGGGAATATCCAAAATATTTTTGAATGAGACCACCAGGATTAATATTATAATAAACAATACAAATAGTTAATAGACAAAACATTAGAATGACAGTTCTAATTCTTTCGTAATTAGCATTAAATGAAGACATATAGTTGTTTTGTAATGCTTTATAAAACATATAAACAGATAATAGCATGGTTATTGAAATAATAATATAAGCGTAATTATCCAAGATTTTATCTGGTAAAAGAGATAAAAGCAAAACTAAAAATATTGTATATAAAACTACATAACATACACTATATATTTGTTGAAAAAGTTTTTTAATTTCTTTAAATGAAGGTAATAGAGATATGCAAATAGATAAAATAACAAGACAAATAGTAACAATAATGAGAACAATTTGTATAATTTCTTTATCTGCCTTGTTTTCTATTATTCCAAGTTGGATATTATAAAAAACCAAAATCAATGTAATTATAAATACAATAATGATAAATATCATTGGGTAAAAAAAAAATGGATTATTAGTGGATATATAATTCAATGATGATACTGGTTTTTGATTTGTATTTTTATTTGTATTTGTATTTATATTTGTATTCATAATATAACGTTTTATATTATTATATTATAAAATATTGTAATATATTGTAATATAAATTATATTTAACAAAATATTGATAGTGAATAAAATATAGTATAACTTACTAAAATTAATTTTTATTTTTTATATTTCATTATTCTTAACGTAGTTCTTAACGTAGTAATAAAATATGTTTGATATAAATACTTAAAAATATAATTAAACTATATTATAAATGAAATATCCATTTATAATATTTTTTAGATATGACAAGTATTCAAAAATTGATAATTTTTTAATAGAAAACAAAAAAGATTTGTTATGCAGTATTTATGTTGTAAATAATAAAGAAGAGTTAAATAAGTTATTTAATTCAAATTATCAGATATTAGTAACTTATGGTGAAAATGGTGATGGGGAATATTGTGAGGATGTAAATAGTGTTATATCTGATAGAATGAGAAAAAGATGGATTCATAAAAAAGAAATAACAGATGTGAACATTTTTAATTCAAATGTAAACTACTGTTTTGTAGATACAATTCTAGAAAATTATGAATTCACTAGACCTGTATTCTCATTATTTACTACATGTTATAATTCATATGAAAAAATTATTAGAGCTTATGATAGTATTAAAAAACAGACATTAAAAGATTGGGAATGGGTTATATTAGATGATTCACCAGATGATAATCATTTTATTTTTTTAAAAGACCTATTTAAAGATGATCATAGAATAAGATTATATAAGAGAAGTGAAAATAATGGTAGTATTGGTAATGTAAAAAATGAGGCTGTCTCATTATGTAGAGGAAAATATGTTATTGAAATGGATCATGATGACGAAATATTACCAGATGTATTAATGGATTCAAAAATAGTATTTGATAATGATAATACTGTTGGGTTTATTTATATGGATTTTGCAAACATATATGAAAATAAAAAAAATTTTAGTTATTCAGATTATTTTGCACTTGGATATTCAGGATATTATAGACAAAAATATAATGATAGTTGGGTTTTTGTTGCATCTACACCTAATATTAATAATGTTACACTAAGTCATATAGTTTCTGTTCCAAATCATCCTAGAATATGGCGTAAAAGTGAACTATTAAAAATGGGAAGTTATTCTGAATTTTTACCTGTAAGTGATGATTATGAATTATTATTGAGAACAGCAGTAAACACTAAAATGGCAAAAATTCATAAACTAGGATATATTCAGTATATGAATGATGGAAATAACAATTTTTCATTAATAAGAAATGGTGAAATAAATAGGTTAATATATCCAATTAGAAATATGTCCTTTGAAAAAAATAAAATAAATGAAATAATGATAAATAAAGATTCTTATGAAGATGAGAAATATTGTTATGAGGGAGGCCAAATGTGGAAACGTAAAGATTTTACACATAAATATTGTAATAAAATAATTAATATGAATTATAATAAACAATATTGTATAATTGGATTAGAAAATTTATATAAAAACTGGGATGAAATCAATAAATTATATAATGACCCTAAAAACGATTTTTTATTATTAGATAATATATACTCTTCTGATTCTAGTGATTTATGTGTTGACTTGGATAATTTAATATTAGATAGGATGAAGTGTTATAGTATGAATGATTGTACAAATGAACAACTAGTGAAATATTTTATGTTGATTTATAAAAGTTGTGATAATTATCATATATATAATAGAATTGAAACCAATGATAATAATGGTGATCATATTGATAGTCATGATTATGATATTGATGATTATGATATTGATGATTATAATAGTGATGATTATAATAGTGATGAAGTTATTAACGAAATTGTTAATTCAGAAAATGATAATAAAAATGATAATAAACATGATAATAAAAATGATAATAAACATGACAATAAATTTAAAAAAATAACTATTATCACTCCTTGTACACGAATAGAAAACCTCGTTAAAATTAAAGAAAGTATTAAATTTGAATATATAAATGAATGGATTATAGTATATGATAAAAAAAAAATTCATGAAAACCCACAAATATTTTTAAATGATAAAGATAGCAACAAAATAAGTGAATATATTTACGAAGGTGAAGGAATGAGCGGTAATGCCCAAAGAAATTATGGATTAGATAATATCAAGATTAAAAATACATATTTATACTTCTTAGATGATGATAATATTATTCATCCTGATTTGTATTCATTATTGAGTGAAATTAAAAATAATAAAATATATACATTTAATCAAAAAAGGCCTAATGATGTTTATCCATATAAGGAATTCCTTACTGGTGATAATATAAGAATAAACAATATTGATACTTCTATGTTTTTAGTAGATTATAATTTATGTAAGGATATTAGATGGGTTTTAAATAGATATAATTCTGATGGTATTTATATTATTCAATGTTATAATAAAAATAAAAATAATAAAAATAGATGGATATATGTGAACAAAGTATTATCATATTATAACTATATTTGTTAGAATAAAAGTTTTTAGAATAAATGTTTACATGTTTTCACTAGCCGTTTTTTTACCATGACAGTTACGACATAATGCAACTAAATTTTGAACATCATTTCCGCCCCCGTATTCTAATCTAATCCTATGATCAATCTCATATGTATGATCTAATTGTGAATTACAATGCCCACATTTCCAATCTTGCTGAGAGGCTACATATTTTTTCTTTGTTTCGCTTACTGAACGTTTATTTGCAACTTTACCTATATGTGTAGATGGAGTTGCAGAATAATTCGTCGGTTGTTCAACATTATTAAAGGATTCCATAAATGTTCTCTCTGAGGTTTTTGTAAAATCTAAAATAGGACTTAACATTTCCATAGATGATTTATCAATAGGCATAAATTTTACTACATTATTTGCATATAATAACATTTTTTGTCCATGCATTGGATTTCTTTTTAATAATAAATAAATGCCAATTCCAAGTAAAGCATAAAATATCATTTTATAATATTTTTTAAATGACAATAAAAATTTTGTATATTTTCCGTCGTTATATGCATTATAAATTAAAAAAATAGTTATTCCTAATATAAATATTTCTAGTCTCATGTAATATATATTATTAAATAATAATAAAATATATTAAAATACTTTACATTTTTCATTTACATTTAAGTAAAAATGGTAATATGCGTTGTATTATTTATTATCATTTTATTATACCATTTTCATAATTCCAACCATTGCTAATAAAAATATAACGTATGGTAACAAAAGTAATGTCCATGAGATACCTGAATAACCCTTTTTACATAACCAAGACAAAATGTATGCCCAGAATAAGGCAAATAAAAGGTGAATAACTACGCTATACATAGAACCCTTGCTAAATAAAGAAATAATTGAAGATACAATAGCGATAACCAAATAAATTTTAGCAGGAGTACATAATTTTTTGAACATGGATTGCATATCTTTCATTATATAAAATATAAATATTTTATTTTTTTTTATTTTATTTTGCATTTTTATTTTATTTTATTTTGCATTTTTATTTTATTTTGCATTTTTTTTGTAAAATTATTTTTTCTACGTAGTGAAATTGTTTTCCCTGTAATTCCTTTTGACAATTTTATTGACTTATAAAATGGAGTATTTGCATTTTTTTTATTACTAGATACTTTATTTATTTCATTATTAAACTTACTTGATAAATTATTTAAACGCAAAATAACCTCATCTTTATTAATAGGATGTATATTAGATGTATATAAAAATAAAAATAATTCTTTTAACATTTGAAATGCTTTTTTTTCATTTTCATTAAGTGTATCAATATTATCATATAAAGATTCCAATAATGGTAAATAAGTAGATATAAATCCCCATGTATCTATGTTATGAATAAAAACATTATCTAAATAAACTCGTAAATTTAATTTGTTATCTGAATAAATATATGTGTAGTGGATTAATATTTGCGTTAGATAATTACAAATAAACCGTATAGTGTTTGTGTCACCAATAGTAATCATATTATTTGTCTTTGTTTCTTTGGTGTTTAGATGTTTGGTTTTTGGGTCTTTGATTATTTTTTTTTCATCTTTATAATGATTCGTGTTTTTATTATCACTTAGTATTTTTAATATTTTATTAATTAATTTATAATGTCCTATACTTTTTCTCTCTAATAAAACATAAATAAAGTTTAAAACAAAATGAAATAATTTATCTTCGTCTTTTTTCTCAAAAAGAATTTTCCTATTTTTATCTATTTTTATATGTCTATTATTATCGTCGTGACTACCATAAATATTAAAATAATTATTAATAAAATTAGTATACATTGTTGTAAACATATCTGTAAAAAGAATGATTGAAAAGGGAACATTATATTGAAGACTACGGTTTCTCCATACTTCTGGTAAAGGATTATTTTTATAAGGTATATAAGTAGTGGATAATCCCCAATCAATTAAACGTGTGCTGAGTGAATCATTTTCATTTGTTTTTGTATCATCTACCAATATATTAGAATCTTTTATATCACAATGATAGACATTTTTTTCATTCATTGGTATAATACCATATTCAAACAAATGAATGAGTGAATTATTCAAAGTATTTAAATTAAAATAGGAAGTATTTTCATATAAATAATCATCCACAGGAACCCCACCATATGGAATATTTAAAATCTTCAATTCATTTAATTTAGTGTTAATGGTTTTATATGTTATCCCATCTTTTGGAAGAGCACTACATTTTTTTTTGAAATTGATTAAATCTGATAGTGATAATTTACTAGGTTCACATGGTTTATCTATATCATAAACCATAAAAAAATTTTTATAATTTGGTATACTTTTTAATTTATTTTGAATAATCATAATTTCATTATATTCTTTATCTGTGCGTTTTATTGTCATTAATTTACTTATGGTCTTTTTTTTTCGCGTTTTATTATTTTTACATTTTAAAGCTGGATAAAAAACACATCCAAACCCTCCTGATGCAATAACTTGACCCCCTTTTTTATGTTTTTTCTTTTTTATATGTGTATCTTTTATATCTTTATCTTTTATATTTTTATTCATTTATGTTATATTACATTAGACAAAGATTATATTATTTATCATATAGATAGTAAATTATTCCTATGATTAATAATAATATTACTATGTATATTATTTTCCCTTTTAATTTATTATATTCCATCATTTTAATATTTTTAGGTTTATATTCTTCATAATATTTCACATAAAAATCGCTAAGAGAGAAATTCGGTTTTTCCAATTTTGTATTTATTTTATTATGTATAAAATGTATCCACCGAACAAAAGATTCTTTATTATCCAAATAAGGTGATACAGGATATTTATCTAATAATTTACTGAATTCAGTAGATATATTTTCAATGGGAATAAATAATGGTAAATTTTGAATAAATTCGTAATATTTTTTCTTAGTAACAGAATTTGGATAATTGGGATAAGTGATTGATATTGTATGTAAAAAAAACCAATAATGTGGTCCCCAAATTTCAGGGTCTAAATAAGTCATTAGAATAAAATGATATAAAAATAGCTTTCTTTAAACATATAGAGAAAATACAAAATGAATAATAATATAAACATAAATTGTAATAATTGTGGTAAACTCGGACATGTATCTCATCAATGTAAATTACCCATAACTAGTTATGGAATGGTTGTATTTAGAAAAAGTGAGAATGGATATGAATATTTAATGATTCGTCGTAAAGATACATTTGGATATATAGATTTTGTTAGAGGTAAGTATTCGCTTTTAAACCTACAACATATAAAAAATAGTATAAACGAAATGACATTATTTGAAAAGGAACGTATTTTAAATTCAACTTTTGATGAATTATGGAAAGATATGTGGGGCGAATGTATAATGACGCAATTTAAAGGGGAAGAATTATTAGCATCCAAAAAATTTTATCAGATGTCTACTGGTATAAAAATGGATAATAATGAAATAGGCATATTAAATGATTTTGTTGAAAATAGTACAACAAAATGGCTTGAAACTGAGTGGGAATTTCCAAAAGGGCGTAAAAATTATAACGAAAAAGATATGGATTGTGCACTTAGAGAATTTGAAGAAGAAACCGGTATTCCAAAAATAAAAGTTTCTTTTATTGAAAATATATTACCTTTTGAAGAAATATTTGTAGGAACAAATCACAAGTCATACAAAAACAAATATTTTTTAGGATACATTAAAGATAATGACATAGATTTGTCACATTTTCAGTCATCAGAAGTAAGCAAGGTAGAATGGAAAACACTTGATAACTGTTTAGAAGCAATTAGACCTTATAATTTAGAAAAAAAACAGTTAATTACAAATATTAATAACGTTCTGCAAGAATATAGATTATATTGATATAATATAACTAATTATTATGAGTAAAAAAATAGGAAAAACAAAATTAATAAAAGATGCGGATAAAATAATTCTTTCTAATAACGATATAGCAATTTCTAACATTGATGCATTAATTTCTAATAATAATACAATAATAAAAGATAAAGAAAATATAGAAGATATATTTTTTGAACCAACGAATGAGTCAGATGAAAATATTGATTTTTGTAAGTTTAACTTACGTTCTGAATTTAAGGATTTAAAATGTGAAGATGAAAATTATTATTCAAATGATTGTAATAAATTTTTATTGAAAAAAGAATTGGTAGAGAGAAAATGTATAGAAGAAGATCCTAATAGTCGTCCTTATTTATATCCAAACTTAAATGATAAGAATTTTAATATTAAAATAGCATCAAAGAAAGAGTTCAATGATACTAAGTATGATGGTACAATTCATGAAAATATCAAAGAATATGCTGATTCTTTAAGTAAATTAGATTTTGAGTTACAACCACATCAAATATTTATAAAAAATTTTCTCTCATCGCAAACACCATACAATAGTATGCTCTTGTATCATATGTTAGGAACGGGTAAAACATGTAGTGCAATTGGCGTTTGTGAAGAAATGCGTGATTATATAAAACAAGTTGGAATTTCTAAGAGAATTATTATTGTTGCGTCTGAAAATGTCCAAAATAATTTTAAATTACAACTCTTTGATGAGAGAAAATTAAAATTAATAGATGGTGTATGGAATATTAAAGGATGCGTAGGTAATAAATTGTTGAAAGAAATTAATCCTATGAATATGAAAGGAATATCAAAAGAAAAAGTAATTAGTCAAATTAAAAATTTAATAAATACTTATTATTTGTTTTTAGGATATGGACAATTTGCAAACTATATTATCAAAACGATGAATTATTCCGATATTGTAGAAAGAGAGAAAGATAAACTTAAAAGAGATAAAAAACAAGAAAAATCGCGAACACAAATACAAATGTATAAAGATATGAATGTAACATTAAATAAAACGGTTATTAGACGTTTAAGAAATGAGTTTGATGATAGATTAATTGTTATTGATGAAGTTCATAATATTCGTAAATCTGATAATTCGGATTCCAAACACGTAGCTAGAAATTTAGAATTGTTAGTTAAATCTGCTGAAAATATGAGATTTTTATTTCTATCTGCAACACCTATGTATAATAGTTATAAAGAGATTATATGGTTATTAAATTTAATGAATATGAATGATCGGCGCGGAAAAATTCATGTAAATGATATTTTTGATAAAAATGGTGATTTTAAGAAAAATGGGGAAGAAATGTTAATAAGAAAAGCCACAGGTTATATTTCTTTTGTAAGAGGTGAAAATCCTTATACATTTCCATATAGAGTTTATCCGAATGTATTTGCGCCAAATCATACCTTTCCAGATATAAAATATCCTTCTTATCAAATGAATTTGAAAAAAATAAAATCAAAAGAGCAAATATTAAGTTTATATTTGACTAAGATAGGTGGTTGTAATAATTGTGGTGAATGTCAATATTGTATTTATAAATATATTATTCAAAAACTAAGACAAAAACAATTTTCTATTACTACCAAAAAAGGAGTTACTAAATCAATGCCTAGTTTTAAAAATATGGAATCATTTGGATATACATTATTACAGATACCATTAGAATCATTAATTATATCTTATCCAATGCAAGGTTTAAAAAATGTTACGAGTAAAATGCCCGTAGAAGAATATTCACAAGAATATTCAGAAGAATTATCAAATGAAGAATTGGAAGATTTTAATAAAGATATAGATCTTGATGAAGATCAAGACAATATTGAAGACGAAGATCAACCAATGGTTGATAAAGATGAATCGGAATATAAAACAGATGATACAAAAATAAAAGGTGGAGATGGTAATTCGGACGAAGAACAAGATGAAAAAGATCATGAAGATGAAAACGATCATGAAGATGAAAACGATCATGAAGATGAAAACGAAAATAAATATAATGTTGATAATGATTCTTTTGTAATAGATTCAAATAAATTAACTGGGAAGCAAGGTTTAGAGAGAATGATGGAATTTACTGATTCTAAAAACCCTCCACAAAAAGGTAATTTTAAATATAAAAAAACAACTTTGGACAAATATGGCAAAATTTTCTCTCGTGATATAATTGGAAAATATAGTTCTAAAATAAAATGTGTATTAGAAATGATTATGAACACAGAAACTAATAAGGTTTCAGAAGGAGTTATATTAATTTATTCACAATACATAGATGCAGGACTCATTCCAATGTCGCTCGCATTAGAAGAAATGGGATTTATTAGATTTGGAGATAAAAGTAAATCACTTTTTCATACTAAACCAACAGAAACAGTAGATGTAAGAACAATGAAACCAGCTAGCGATAAATCTAATTATATGCCTGCAAGATATGCTATGATTACAGGAGATAGAAGACTATCACCAAACAATGAATCTGAATTAAGCGTATTAACAAGTGAAAACAATAAAGATGGTCATAAAATCAAAGTCGTTTTAATTTCAAGAGCAGGATCAGAAGGAATTGATTTTAAATTTATTAGACAAGTACATATATTAGATCCTTGGTATAATATGAATTTAATAGAACAAATTATTGGACGTGCAGTTCGTAATTTTAGTCATAAAGATTTAGAATTTAAAAAAAGGAATGTGGAAATATTCATGCATGCAACTATACTTGATAAAAATAAAGAAGAAGCTGCGGATTTGTATGTATATCGTGTAGCTGAATATAAAGCTATTCAAATGGGGCAAATAAGCCGAATTTTAAAAGAAACAGCTGTGGATTGTATTATTAATCATGATCAGACAAATTTTACACAAGAAAAAATGAGTAAAATTATGAATGAAAAGGTTACACAGGAATTATCTAATGGAATGATTATAACAGATTTTAAAATTGGTGATGTACCATATTCAGCTGCATGTGATTATATGTCTACATGTAATTATTCTTGTAGACCAGATAAGGAAATAAATGATGAATTGAATGAAGATACATATAATGAAAACTTTATAAAAATGAATTCAGATAAAATACTACAAAAAATAAGAATGCTAATGAAAGAAAGTTTTTTTTATAAAAAAGATGTATTAATAAATGCAATACAAATACCTAAGAATTATCCATATATTCAAATATATTCTGCATTAACACAATTAGTAGATGATAATAATGAATTTATTGTAGATAAATATGGCAGAAATGGTAGATTGGTAAATATTGGTGAATATTATCTCTTTCAACCAATAGAATTAAATGATAAAAACGTTTCTATTTTTGATAGGTCGGTTCCAATTGACTATAAACGTGAAATGATTGATTTTGTTATAAATCAGAAGATAACTAATGAGGTTATAGATAAAAGAAATATAAATCGTTTATTATTAGAAGAAAATGAAAATAAAAATAAGAGTAAAAATAAAAATAAAAAAATTAATGAAAATGGAGAAAAAATAATAGAGGAATTCAAACAAAATATAGAATTAGCAAGAGAATTTTTAAAAATTGGTAAAGTTGAACGAGGTGATGACAACTGGTATAAACATTGTGGCGTTGTTATTAAAAAATTATCAAAAGAATACCCTGAAATGAAAGAGTATTTAATAACATTTTTATATGCACATATGATTGAACAATTAGTTTTTAAGGATAAGTTTGATTTATTAGATTATTTATATTCACTTGATAGCATAAAAGAAGATTCTTTGGAATTACAGTTAAAAAAGTATTTTGAGTCAAAAGTAATAACTACTAAACATTTTAAATCTATTATTATGCAGGATTTAAATAAAACTAAATTAATGATTTTAAATGGAGAAAATAGATGGGTATTGGCAGAACCCGAAGATCAACGTGAAATAATGACTGATGAGAGTGTAATTGCTATAAGGCAATTTAATGAAAAAGAATATAATAAATATGTAGGATTTATTGGATGTAAAAAAAATAATAATAATGTAATGGTTTTTAAAATTAAAGATATGAATTCTAAACGCGATACTGGTGCAACATGTGAAGAATCTGGAAAAGAAAAATCAATCCAAAAATTAAATTTAATACTTGGCGAAGAAAAATACACAAATGAAAATACAAAAATGGAGAAAAATAAAAATGGGGAAGTCATAAGAGAATCAATAGGACAAATAGAATTATGTATTATTCAAGAATTTCTATTGAGATATTATGAGGTCATTAAAAAAGACGGCAAAAAATGGTTTTTAACACCTGAAATGGCTATATATTATAAATTATATAAAATTATAACATAAATTTATAACATAAATTTATAACATAAATTTATAAAAAGATATATAAAAAGATATATAAAAAGATATATAAAAAGATATATAAAAAGATATATAAAAAGATATATAAAAAATAAGTTATGCAAAAATTTTTATTATTTCTAATACACTGTTTCTAATGTATTTATTTATAAGAATATTTCTTTTATAAATAAAATTGAAAAATAATTAAAAGATTATATGTATATAAATATAATAATGGAATCCATGCAAAAAATAAATAAACCTAAACGAAGAGAAACAAAGATAACCTCTATTTATTCTAGATGTTTGATTACAAGAAGCGTAACATTACCAATAACATCCATAGGAAAAAATATACAAGAAACAATAGAAAAAGCAGTATCTTCTTATTTTGAAGGTAAGTGTATTGTTGAAGGCTATGTAAAAACTGGCTCTGCAAAGGTAATAACTTTTTCAAGTGGAAATATTACACGTGGTAAAGATGTTTCGTTTCAAGTAGTATTTGAGTGTAATATTTGTTTTCCAGTAGAAGGTATGTTGATTTCATGTGTTGCACAGAATATTACGAAAGCTGGAATAAAGGCATCTAGTGCGGACGAAAATCCATCACCAATTGTTGTTTTTGTTGCAAGAGATCATAATTATAATAATCAAATGTTTTCTGAAATAAATGTAGGGGACAAATTTAATGTAAGAGTTATTGGTCAAAGATTTGAACTAAACGATAAATATGTATCTATTATTGGAGAATTAGTAAAACCAAGAACAAATATAGGTTTTAATAAAGAAGTGACTAAGTCTAAAATTGTTATTGAAGATTTGTAATATCTTTTGCATTGTAAATAAGAAAAGGTTTAAAAACACTTTTATTTATTATATATGGAAAAATTATCCGTAGAAAATGAAGAAAATGCTTCTAATAATATAATAGATAACCTTAATTATATTCGGAATTCTATTGAAAGTATGAATAAATTTAATCAGATTGAAACCTTACGCATTTTAAAGAATCATCCATCTGTTTTTTTAAATGAAAACAAATATGGAGTTCATATAAATCTTTCAGAATTAGATGAAACTATATTACATGAATTAAAAATGTATATTAATTATGTGAATGTACAAGAAACACTCCTGAATAAAGGCGAAAAACAAAAACAAGAGTACAAAAACACATATTTTACAAAAGATATTAAAGATAATTAGGTGAAATATATAAGACAAATATTATATGATTTTGAATTCTTATTATAAAGAAGATATAAATAAAGATATAAATAAAGATATAAATAATCAAGATATTGATATTGTAAAAAGTTTAAATAATTACGTTTTAGATGAAGCTAATATGAAAAGGTCTTTGAAATATGTTCAAACAATGTCAAACAAACCAAACAAATCAAATAAGTGTGAGTCAAATAAATATTATAAAAACGAAAAGGAAGAAAAGGAAGAAAAGGAAGAAAAAGAAGAAAAAGAAGAAAAAGAAGAACCTATTATTTTTTATCCAAAGGAAAAAGATTCATTATTTTGGTGTTTTTATATTATGAAGTATGGAGAATTTCAATATGAAATAGCTGAAAATAAAAATATAATTACAGAAAAAAAAATAAAAATTGATTATGTTGAAAGAATAAGAAAGGAAAAACAAGTAATTAAACCATATAAGTTTTCTTCTTTAACGAATTTGGAAAATAATTTAGCGAATGAAATGAGATTATGTTTAAGTTCTTTTTTATCATTAGGTGTTCTTGAAAATCTTAATATTTTGTTTATTAGAAACAAAACTTTTTATGAATTACGTATGAATGATACAGAGAATTTTTTCATTATTTATCAACATTCATATAATAAAAACAAATATGGATTAAGAATTTCAAAAGATATAAATGAGGTTATTGAATTGAAGAGTAAATTATTTCAAATAGATAATATTGAAAAACCTATAAAGGCGTTTTCTGCTTATAAATTACAAGATTTATTTAATATATATAATAAACTTGTGGACACTAAGGAAACAGAAATGCTTAAACCAAAAAACAAAAAGGATTTATATGATATTATTATAAAATATGTAAACTAATATTTTAGTAATATTCTAGTAATATTCTTGCAATAGTTTGGTAATATTTTTTGATAATATATTTTACTAATATATTATCAATATATTAAAAAATTGAACTATAATTTAAAAATATGTAACAATTATATATAATAATGTCTTCAAATGAAAACCAAAGTAAAAATATAAATATATCTACACAAAAATCTCAAATGCTTGATGATAAATACCAAAAAATATATGATGATTTAGATGAGTCTTTGAAAAAACAAGTAGATAAATATTCAGATAAAATAGTCAAACAACAATTATTAGAGGATATAGATAATCCAAAATTGAAAGAAAAATATGATTCATTTGGACAAAAAATGAAAATGAAATTAGATGCATTTCCAATTAAAGACAAATATCGTATGTTGAAAGAAATAGTAAATAAATCAAGCATGGATAATGGTAATGGTACTAGTAATACTAATAAAACCAAAATGGACGATGAATTAACCACACAACTTTCCAAATCACGTGATATAGAATATCAAGAAATGTATGATAAATTGGATGATTATACGAAAAGGCAAGTCAATAGATTATCTACTAAAACAGAAAAACAACAATTAGTAAAAGATATTTATGAAAAATTAGATGATGAATATCAAGAAATGTATGATAAATTGGATGCTTCTACAAAAGAAAAAGTAAACCATTTATTTAATAAAAATAAAAAACAGGAGGTATTAAAAGACATTTATGATCCTGAATTACAGTCTGTATTTGATAATCTTAGTGATTTGTTAAAGTTTAAAATAAACGACAAAAATATTGTTGAAAAATACACTACGTTAAAGCAAATGTTGATATCTAATGAAAAAGAAAAAAAAGAAAACGTCTCTAACACAGAATTACAAAAAGAACTATTTGATGAAGATGATAACCATAATCAAACGAATCAAACGAATCAAAAAAAGAATTACGACAGTAAAAAGAATTCTGAAAGTCTTCCTACACAATTAGATAACTTAGTGAAAACATATTATTCTAGAAATCCTTTTACAAGAAGTGAAAAAGAAGTTCCAGAATTAGAAGTTCGTTTTGGAACAAAAGGACGTAAACATTTAAATAAGACGGATTATGAAAATGTAATAAAAAAGTTAAAATCATTAGGTTTTGAAAATGTGGATCCAAATGGTGAATATTATTTACGTATTAATTGTGAATTTTTGGATAATATTACAGGAAGATTTAAATTATCAGATGTGCGTGTTGATATTCCAGGATTAAATAATATTCAAAACTATTGTAAAAATAATGATATTAGAGAATTATACACAACTGGTGTGCCTATTGGATTTCTTAAAAAGATACGTGTCCAAAATAATAAAGGTGATAAAGTATTCCCTGTTTATTTTAATGATTTTAATTTCAGCGTTTCCTATGTAAATGAAACAACTATCAAAGATGGATTAAAATGGTACATTATTGAAAATTGGAAAAAGTCCAAAAAAACATTTCGTTATTTGAATCGCGTTACTTTTACTCATCCTGAATATCCATTTAATATTGATATTAGTATTGTAAAATATGCAAATCGTGGTGCGGATAGATTTGGTAATGCAGACCGTGGTGAGATAATTAGAGTTTACACAACAGAAGAATCAAATGTATTTAAAAACATAGAAACATATGAGATTGAAATTGAAGTAGATAATAGAAAAATTGGTCCTGGGACTTTGTTTAATAATCCTACTATTTTGGTTGCTTCTTTACGAAAAGTCATTAAAATGATTCTTTGTGGATTACAAGGAACCAATTTTCCTATCTCTTATCCAGAACAAAATGAAGTATTAGAAAATTATATGAAACTTATTTGGAAGGAAGAATATGTTCCAAATAAGAGAATAACGCCCAAAAATTTTATTGGCCCTAACTCTAAAACGCTACAATTAGTGAATATTTGTACTATTAGCGAAAATTCATTACAACCAAATATAAGAAAAGATTTTGTAGTTACTGAAAAAGCAGATGGAAAAAGACATTTAATGTATATTAATGATAAGGGAAAAATATACTTGATAAACATGAATATGGATGTGATTTTTACAGGTGCAAAGACTAATAATAAAGATTACTTCAATTTATTGATGGATGGTGAGCTCATTGCTCATGATAAAAATGGAAATTTTATAAATTTATATGCAGCTTTTGATATTTATTATTATAACAATAAAGACATACGTCAATTATCCTTTATTCTTATTGAAAAAGAAGTGGATAATTTATATAATGCTAGATATCAAATTTTAAAAATGGTAACCAATTCTTTAAATCCTGTATCCATATTAGATAATATTTCTGAGTCACCATCAGAAACACAATCATATAAAAAAGGGATGGACAATATGCTTGAAAGATTGAAAGATTCAAAACAGTTTTCATCACCTATAAGGGTTATATCAAAAACATTTTATCCATATACATCTAAGCTTTCCATATTTAGTGGATGTAATGAGATATTACAAAAAGTAACAGAAAATAGATATGAATATGAAACAGATGGATTAATATTCACTCATGCATATTATGGTGTGGGAGGTGATAAAATTGGTGAAACAGGTCCAAAGTTTAAAAAGGCTTGGGATTACTCTTTTAAATGGAAGCCGCCTAAATATAATACCATTGATTTCTTAGTAACTACTGTGAAAAGCGCAAATAATGATGATGTAGTTAAAGCTGTATTTGAAGATGGATTAAATATGGATATAGTTACACAAATTAGTGAATATAAAACGATTGAGTTAAGATGTGGGTTTAATGAACAAAAAGATGGATATATAAATCCTTGTCAAGATGTTATAGAGGATAAAATGCCTGATTTTAAAACAGACAAATTCGGGGATAAAGATAACAATTATAATAGTATTTATCCTGTTAGATTTTATCCTACTGAACCATATGACCCAAATGCTGGATTATGTAAAATAATGCTTAAAAATGATGATTCAGGAACAAAACAAATGTTTACAGAAGAAAACGAAGTTTTTACAGATGATACCATAGTAGAATTTAGTTATGATTTTGATCGTGAAGATGGATGGAGATGGGTACCATTAAGAGTAAGATATGATAAAACAAGTGAATATAGACAAGGATTTAAACAGTATGGAAATTCCTATGAAACGTGTAATAGTAATTGGAAATCTATTCATTATCCTATTACGGAAAATATGATATGTACAGGACAAAATATTCCAGATATTTTAGTCAATGAAGACACCTATTATAATACTCCCACTGGCAAATTTATGACAGAAGCGATGAAAAATTTTCATAATTTATATGTTAAAAAACTACTTATTAAAAGTGTAACCAAACAAGGAGATACATTAATTGACTATGCTTGTGGAAAGGCAGGTGATTTACCTAAATGGATTGGAGCAAAATTATCATTTGTTTTTGGAATAGATATTTCAAAGGATAATCTTGAAAATCGTCTAGATGGTGCATGTGCACGGTTTTTAAACGCAAAAAAAATTAATAAAAATATTCCTTATGCATTATTTGTAAATGGTAATTCTGCTTATAATATTAAGAATGGTAGTGCTATGTTGAATGATAAAGCCATTCAAATTACAAAAGCAGTATTTGGTGTTGGTCCAAAAGAAGCGGATAAAATTGGTAAGGGTGTAGCTAGACAATATGGTGTGGGTGAGGAAGGATTTCATGTATCTTCATGCCAATTTGCTACACATTACTTTCTTGAAAATCCAGATACTTTACAGGGATTTTTGAAAAATATTTCTGAATGCACAAAACTAAATGGGTATTTTATTGGAACGGCATATGACGGAAAATTGGTTTTTAATATGCTTAAAAAGTTTAAAACTGGTGAAAGTGTACAAATAATAGAAGATGGTAAAAAAATATGGGAAATTGTAAAAGGATATGGATCTGATCGTTTTGATGATGATTCAAGTTCTATTGGTTATAGAATTGATGTATTTCAAGAGTCTATTAATCAACTTATTTCAGAATATTTAATTAATTTTGACTATTTTACACGCGTCATTGAAAATTATGGATTTAAACTTGTGAATAGAGAAGAGGCTAAGCATATGGGTCTTCCAGATGGTACAGGGTTATTTAGCGATTTGTTTACAAATATGGAAATGGAAATTAAAGCAAATAAGTATATTGCCAAAGACTATAAAAATGCAATGAATATGACCTCTTATGAAAAGAAGATATCCTTTTTAAATAGGTATTTTGTCTATAAAAAAATTAGAGAAGTAAATGCTGATAAAGTACAGCTTGAATTTAGTGAATATACTGAATATGAAATGAATGAAAATAAAAAAGAATCAAATAAAGAGGTTTCTGTTTCTAATAAGGAAATGAATACACTTAAACCTGAAATTAAAAAATTGGGTAAAAAAATAGTTTTGAAAGAAGATAACGTAGAACCAAATAAAGAGGAAACTACAAAGAAACAACCAACAAAACGTAAAAAATTGGTTATTGTTGATGAATAAAATAAATAATAACTTAAACAAATAGTGTATTATTTATATAATTTTATGATCTATTATAAATTACCAATATTTAATAACAATATAACTGTAAATCCAAAACTAGAAAAAGAAAAATGCTTACCATTTATTTCAAAAAGCATTTATTCTTATTGCAATGAAACAATAAATTACATAATGAATCATTGTTTAAATAATATTATTGAAGACAAAAATATAGAATATATTACATCTATTATTCAATCATATGGATATACAAATATTGATATTCCACAAATTAGAAATTATATTATTCAATCACATAAACCAAGTAATTTATTTTATGAATTATTAGAAATTTTAAGTATAACACAAATTTTAAATGAATTGAATGATAATATAAATGCGTTACATATATCAAAAAATGAGGATTCAATTGATGTTGTTCATCATATAAATATAATAAATAAGAATAAACAAATTTATGATAAACATTTTTTTACACTATCAGAATATGAAAACAATGATAATAGGTGTTTTGATTTCATTTTTATAGAAATGTTAGAATATGACAATAATAATGTAAATAAATACATTTGTCATTTTATAGAAAGTATTATGATAGTTTTAAATAGTCAAAATAAAGATGGTACCTTTTTAATTAAGACAAATTATATATTTCATAAACCAATGGTTGATTTATTATATTTATTATCTAACCTTTTTGAAAAAGTATATATAATTAAACCATCCGTAAGTAATATGGCAAAAACTGATAGATTTATATTATGCAGTAAGTTTGTTTCAGATAAAAATAAAATAAAAACGTGTAAAGAAAAATATAATATATTTTTAGAATTATTGAAACTCAAAGATGATAATGAAGAAAATATAACATCTATTATTGATTTAGATATTCCTTGTTATTTTATAAATAAGTTAAATGATATAAATTTAATAATAGGACAACAACAATTAGAGTCATTAAACCATATTATACATATTTTAAAAAGTAAAAATCAAAATGAAAAATTGGAACAACTACAAAAAAATAACAAACAAAAAGGCATTTTATGGTGTGAAAAATATATGATATCTTATAACAAAAATTTAGAAAAGCCTAATGCTTTTTTAAATTACAAACAAACATCAAGTAATAAAGAAGATCCTAATATTTTTATTTTTGAAAAATCTTGAAATGGTAAATGATATTTTTTATATTTTTATTGGTATTGATCTTGAAGGAGTATTATAAGTATTTGGGCTTTGTGAATAGTGATTTGTGTTAAAAACAGTTCCTTGATAATAACGATAGGGTGATGGTTGAGATGCAGGTACTTGATATTCGGGTAGTTGTTTGGAATAATAACACACTTTTTTATTTTGGAATGGATATATATTAGGAGGCGCATTACATGTTTGCTGTGATTTATTTTTATAAATATTTGAAACATTATTAGCATTACCTCTATATAACTCATTCGCTGTAACCAATCCTAATCCAGTATTATTATTGTTTTGTATGGAAGCAGCATTAGTAGAAATAGTATCTACATTTAACTTTAATATTCTTGTACTACTAGATACAGCTCCTTGTTTTGCATATTGTGGATTATTTGGTTTATAAACAGTAAGCTTACAACCAACTTGATTCGCAGGACCGGCAAAAGGAACACCCCAATAGGGATTATTAATAAAATCTATAAATTTTGAAATGACTATTTTTGATTCATCAATTGGTAAATTTTTTAAATAAATAAATAAAGCATCAAAATTGTATGTATTTAATGCTATAAATTCATCAAATTGTGTTTGAGTTAATAATCCATCTTTTAACATAGAATTTAAAAATTTTGTAATTAAAGCAATTTCAGTAGCTTCATATATTTCTCCATTTGGAAAACAATTTGCTAAATAAGTATTAAAGGTTGTCAATGCACTTCCGGGTTTTGCTAATTCCAACTCACGAGCAGTAAAACCACTCTGTAATTGTAGACTTGTTTTTACTGGATCTATTTGTTGGAAATTAAAAGATTTCTGTTCATAAGTTTGACAACGATTTTGTAAATATTGTTTTGTAGTTGTATAATAATTTTTTTTCAAATTAGTACTTGCATATATTACTCTTCTTCTTGCTTTTCGTTCTTCATTGCAACATAAACGTTTATTTTCTGTATTTGGTTCTGGGTTTTCTGTTAAATAAGTATTATTCGGATAATAAGATGCTATTATACCAACACCCTCACATGTTTTACAATTTTTGTCTAATTCTAATATGTTGTTTCTTTCATCTAGTGTATTTTGTTTTACTATAAAACTACCAGGTTTATCTTGTAGTTCATTTAGTAAACCACTGCCTCCAAAACCGCCACCAAGTGACGTGCCTTTACTAGATAAAACAAAACGATTCATATTATAATTTATTAATTCTATCTCATTGTTTTGTTGTGATGTATTTGTATCACTTATTTGAATTGGTGTAGAAGGAATAACACGTCCTTTTCTATATTGTTTAAGTGGACGTGGAATAAAAACTCTTGTTTTATGATAAGTTCTTGAAGGAAAAGAACCTGATAAAAATACGTTTCCTGCATCTCTGTTTGTAAGTGGTCTTATGTGACTAGGTGCAGTTCCAACAGGATTACTTAGAACGCCCGTTCCTTTCCAAGTTATATATTGTCCCGGTAATGTGGCATTATAACGACCACCAGAAGGCATGCTTCTCATACCCTGTGGATAAAATGCAGTAGACATTATTATATTATTATATTATTATTATAAAAAATAAAAGTAATATAACATAGATAGCATTTATTATTGTTTTTATTTTTTTGTATTATTTGTATTATTTGTATTATTTAAATAAAATGTATAATTTTTTATTTTTGTTCGTTTTTTATTTTTGTTCGTTTTTTATTTTTGTTCGGTTTACTAAATGTTTTACATACGTCTCTTAGATTTTCTTGTTTTACATGATTTAACATGTTTATGACGTTTAGTGCATTTTCGTTTTGTTTTTCTTTTTCTACCGCCTACCCAAACTTGTGCTTTTGCTGTTGGTATTCCATTTACAGGTGCAGCGCTAGATGCTATATTAGTTAAAGAAGTATTAGCTGTATAACCTCCTTTTTTTCTTTTTCTCATACCGCCTGAGGTATTAGAATCATATTGAGTGGAAGGTGCAGAAGTTGGACTAGCAGGTACAGAAGTTGGACTAGCAGGTACAGAAGTTGGACTAGCAGGTGCAGAACTTGGACTAGAAGACATTGAGGATGGATATAATGAACTCATACTACTCACACCATTTGAAGCCTTTTTAGCTACACTATTCGCAGTACTCGTAATTGAACCGAGTGCACTATTAAACATATTCGTTAAGTCTCCTCCTTTTCTATTTGTTTTACTACGTTTTACCATGAATGTTATATAATATTATAAGAAAAATTAATTATAATATAAATATAAATTTTTATTTCTTAATTTGTTTATAAGCATAAAAACCAGCTAGTGCTCCCAATATTTCAACCATTATATATGGTATTACATCATAATTAGGTATTTTACCAGCACTATACAGAGCAATCGCGACAGCAGGATTAAACGCTCCTCCTGAAATAGCTCCTCCCAAAAGAACACAAATGGCTAAAATAGCCCCAATAGCCATCCAATTATTTGTATAAAATATAACAAAGGAAAGTAAAGTAGTGCCTATGAATTCTACTAAATATTTGTTCATATAAATAATATATATATTATTTATATTATTTATACAATTTATATAATTTCTAAAATTAATATATATTTCTTGTTCTATATTTATAAGTAGGAACAGGACCCAAACTTAGTAATAATCTTTCTTTATATTCTTGACCAAGACCTCTTTTACTCCACCAATAATATATTCTGTTTTGACCACCGACGCGTGATCGTGGATTTCCACATAATATTGCAGCAGATGTTCGCGAATAACTACCTAAACCAGGAGTAGGTGTCAAAGATGGAAACGCGTAATTACTTCCCATTTATATTAATGGTAAATATTTTATTTATTTTTTTGATTAATTTGTTTTGTTTAATTGAATTTTTAATAATTTTGCCTTACAATAGATCCCCAACCACAAGTTGCACCATTTCTTAAACTATAATTTTCAATGGCACCTTTCTTTTTTGGTGCTACACAACCTCCTGATCGTGCTCTTCTTATAGTAGTTCTGGTACTACTTGGAAAATAATTTTTTGTTGAAATAGGTGCTTGAATAGGTAAATTTACTTTATATGCACTTTGTCCAACTGCATTACTTTTTTTTATATCTACGTACATTGAGGAAGGTATGGGTGTGATATAATTCATATGACCGGTAGTTGGACGCCTTCTTCCAGTAGAATAGCTATAAAAAGAATATTCATTTGTAGTTGCTATCGCTCTTTCTCTTTGTATAGCCTGTGATTTTACACTTTGAGCAGTTCTTAAATAATGTAATCTAGCGTTTGTATTCATTTCTGAATTTACAGGTTCTTGTGATGGATAAAATTGTGGTGGTGTAGGTCTAATACCAACAAGTGTACCATAACTGTGATAAGGTATGGCACAAGGATATTGATTTGTACTTAATGGTCCTGTAATAGGTGCATTTACATAATTATCATAAGACATAGACCCTTTGGATGTAGTTACACTATATGGAGTAGTCATTTATATAAGTTATGATAAAATTATTTCTTAATATAATTTGGATTTCCACAATAAGCACAATTTATGTACAATTGTTCATTTATTACAGAATTATATTTTTTACATTTAGAACATGAAAAAATGTATGGGTTGTTTCTTAATGTCCAATTCATATCGTGATTTTTATTCTTTATTCTCTCGCGGTGTCCTTTATCCATTTATATCATAAAAATAAAAAACATTTATTTTTATAATATTTGACTTCTAAATTATTTAATGTAATTTATTATTTTAGTATTTATTATTTTAGTATCGTTTAATAGCCCTCATTGCCGATTGGCTGGCATTATAATTATCGCCGCCATATGAAAGATCATTATAGTTTTTAACTATGGCTTTTTGTTTTAAGTAAGTAGTATAATCAGAACTATCATATACGTATTTTACATTACATGCAGATGCTGGTATTCTATCATTTAATTGAAGATTACTATAAATAGCAGATGGAATACACGTAGACTGTACAGAACCAAAACTTTGTTTTAGACCATGTAATCCTGGTCTTGACTGAAAAGTTTGACATGTACCACCACAAGAATAATTTAATCTGCTTAATAAATCACCTGCATTATTTACAGCGCGAAAAGGTGTAGTAATAGATTTTTTTATTTTACTTTGTCTTAGTTGACGATTATAATTAGTATTCCATGCTTGTTTTAATGTAAAACGAATATTTTCAAATTCGCGAAAATTCTTATCTACTGTTTGATTTTGTTGAGGCATATATCCTTTAATTGCTCCTCCTGAACTTTTAGGGTCAACAACGTATGGTGATGCTTTACCTCCACTTCCACCTATTGAACTAAAATATCCGATTGATGTCATTTATATATTAGAATACTAAAAAACTTTTTAAAATATTTATATACTTTCCTAAATAACGTTTATAAAATAACGTTTATAATCAAAATGTGTGTTTAATTAAATAAAACAAATATAAAGATATAATGTAATAATATATAATGTTATCAGATAATGAGAGAGAAAATGTCCTAAGAGAGTTTCCAAAAATTAAACTTGCTTATGAAAATATTATACATAAGCAAGTTTATAATTATAATATTATAATGGCAATTCCTTGTGGAATTAAATGTTTTGCTTGGTTCACAGAATATAAAAATCAAAATGTTTGTTTTATTATGGATCTAAATGAAAATAAGAAAATAATTAAAATTAGGATAACTAATGTATGTTTTAAAAGCGAATTAGCGTATAATACTATATTATATGGTACATTATTTCATCATTTAAATCATCCATTTTTCGCATTTGAAGATGTATTTTTTTATAAAGGTAATAATGTATCACGACAAAATTGGTTAGAAAAATTTCATCTATTTAATACTATTGTGCAGAAAGATATAAAGCAAATAGCTTATAATAAAAATTGTACTATTTTTGGGATACCTCTTTTAAGTAACAACATAGATGATTTGATGAATAAAATAAAGGAGGTTCATTATAAAATAAATATATTGCAATTTAAAGTCTATAAAAATGGCAATCAATTTTTATATATGTCTTTTCAAAATTATCTTGATTATCTTGATTATGAAAAAAATAAATCAAATAATTTACAGCATTATAAAGTAGAAAATACAAAACCAAATCAAACCCATCATTTAAAACCAAATGTAAATCAAGTACAAAATAAAAATCAAATCCAAAATAAAAATCAAGTACAAAATTCAAATAAAAAAACTGTTGTTTTTAAAATAAAGCCATCTTTGCAAAACGATATTTATGATTTATATTGCGTATCTGATGATCGTAGCAAAGAAATTTATTATGATGTAGCGTATATTCCTAGTTTTAATAGTAGTGTTATGATGAATCGTCTATTTAGAAATATTAAGGAAAATAAAAACTTGGATAAATTAGAAGAAAGTGATGATGAAGAAGAGTTTGAAAATGTAAAAGAAGGTCGTTTTGTGAACCTAGACACGAATCATAATATGGTATGTATGTATAATCATAAATTTAAAAAATGGATTCCATTATGTGTAGCAGATAATAAAACAAATATAGTAAATCATGGTAATTTATCAAAAATAGTATAAATATATAAATTTTGTAAAATGATAAAGAATATAAATATTTAAAAAATTATAAAAATTATAAAAAATACAATATTATATATATTTATTATATATAAAATTATGTCAGCTGGTTCAGGAGCGTCTAATTTAGGTTATGGACGAATAGCTCCATTTAGTAATATTAATGGTAAGTATGTAAATCCCGATAGTTCAAATAGTCCTGCATTATTTGGTTCTAATGAAATTCAAGGACTACCAGGATTAGCAGGAGCAAAAAGTAACATAGATGCTGCAAACGGTTATGTTCCTGGAATTTGTTTATTTAAAGGAGGAGCAAAACATTTTAAAAATAAAATAAAAAAAATATCTGGGAAATATAAGATGAAAGGGAAAAAACATACTAAGCGTATAAAATCAAGAATTATGTCTAGATTTGCTAGACAATCACGTGGCACAAATAGTAAACGCAAAAAAACAATGCGTAGAAGAAGAACCATGCGTAGAGGACAAAGAGGTGGAATGATTCCTTATCCTCCTGGATATGGACAATACCAAAACAATCTACCTATGACACAAACTTATTCAGTCGGAGGACACTTAAATGCTAATAATCTAGCATTAGCAAATCCGCCTCCTTATCATGTTTTATCTAATTGCACAAATTGCACAGATAATTATAATCATTATACTGGTAAAGGTTTCCCTAGTAGAGGACATTAATCATTTTCAAATAATATATAATTTAAATATACAATTTAAATATACAATTTAAATATACAATTTTAAGCAAATATATAAAATATAAAATATAAAATACATTTTATATATTATGACAGTTGTATTAATAACAGGAGGTTTAGGATATATAGGATCTCATATTGCAGTAGAGCTTTTAAATTCAAATGATGCATATACAGTCATTATTATTGATAATTTAGAAAATTCAAAATTAGAAATGGTAGATACTATTAAAAAAAACAAAATAACTAAAAACAGCAACGAGGTTTTATTTTATAATATAGATATGAAAAATATAGATGAAACAGATAAAGTATTTGAAAAAAATAAAATAGATATTGTAATTCATATGGCAGGATATAAATCTGTAAATGAATCTATTATGGATCCTATATTATATTATAATAATAATTTGGTTAGCACATTAAATCTAATTTATATTATGAAAAAATATAACTGTAAAAATATAATATTTAGTTCATCTGCAACCGTTTATGGAAATGCGTCAGTACCTTATGATGAGACATCCACTGTTGGGATTGGATTAACAAATCCATATGGTAAGACAAAATATATGCAAGAAGAAATGTTGAGAGATTTATATATATCTGATAATAGTTGGAGTATCGTTATTCTAAGATATTTTAATCCTATCTCTCAAAAAAACAATTCGCTGAGAGAAAAAACAAATGGTATTCCTAATAATCTGTTTCCTTATTTAGTAAAGGTACATAATAAAGAAATGGATGTTTTAAATATTTATGGTAATAAATATAATACAGTAGACGGAACTTGTGTAAGGGATTTTATACATGTTTTAGATCTAGCAGATAGTCATATACAATTATGTAATTATATTGTCATGAATCAACCTCATAATATTGGATTAAAAACATATAATGTGGGAACTGGAAAAGGAATTAGTGTAAAACAATTGATAGATGCTTTTGAAAAAGAAAATAATACAAAATTAAATTATCAATTTGTTGGAAAGAGAGAAGGCGATTTGGAAATATCTTATGCGGATGTATCTTTAATATATAAAGATATAGGTTGGAAAACTAAGTATGGAATAAAGGATATGGTTAAATTATAGATTTTTATTTTCATACAATCTACCTTCTGTACCACACATATGACTAAATTTCCTTGCAGTAGTACAGTAAATATAATCTGTTATTTCAATATCTTTGACTCCTGTGACCAAAAAATCTACCGTTTTTTGCGTATTCGTGACTACTGGATACAAAGCACATTTACCATATTTATTATCACTCACGATTTTTCCACTTTGTGAACCATGTCTAAAAAACTTACAATTTACACAAAGATTAGGTGTAATTTCTGTCAAAGAAAAAATGGGTAAAATAATAGAACAAATAATGGTAATAATATATTTCATATTGTATTGCATATTGAATTGTATTGTATTGGATTGTATTGGATTGTATTGGATTGTATTGGATTGTATTATATTCAAAAATCTATTTAAGTAATTTTTGAATAAAATAAAAGGAGGATTTGGAACAAAATAAATATATCAAGATTAGATTTTCTCCGTATATTCTTTTCCGTCATTTCCGCATTTGCTAGCATTAAATCTACAATTCCTAGCTAAATCATATTCAATTTGTCCAGTAATCAAATTCACCTCACCAAACTTTTTACATCTTCCATATTGAAAATCACATGGAATTGGGTCATATGGATAATTATTTGTATGTTCAATAAAATGTAAACATTTTGAACAAATAGGTAATTCTGTATTCCTTATGATAAATTTTCCAGTAGAGAAATTTGTATTAAATATTAAAAAATAAATAAGCTTATACATTTTATTATATTAATAAATATATCTTTATATTCTTTTTTTCATGTAAAATGATGTGAGTTGAATCCAATTATACAAAACTTCATCCAAATCTGTTTCTTCATTTGGTAAATTCTCCTTTAAATATTTTGGGCTAAATTTTTCCCGTATTTTCGGCTCTCTAATTTTGACCCATAACCAATCCCTCAACTGTTTTTTAAATTTAAATAAATAATACAAATAACGAAACTGATGTAATATTTTTACTCTTTTTTTTATTATTGGTATTTCATCAGACCTTATTATTTCACTAATTGGATTTTTTCTAAAACAAAATTGTATCTGTTCTACTAGTTTATCATTTAACAGTGGTAAAGAAGTCAATTTATTATATTCACAATATAATATTTCTAATTTTTCATTTAAAGGAGGTAAATAAGTCAACTCATTATTGTTACAATACAATTCTTTTAAATTTATATTCAATAAAGGTAAAGATTTCAAGCGATTATTTCCACAATATAACATTTCTAATTTTTCATTCAAATGCGGTAAAGTAGTCAATTCATTATTATCGCAATACAATTCTTTTAAATTTGCATTCAATAATGGTAAAGAAGTCAAGTTATTATTATTACAATGTAAAAATTTTAAATTTTTATTTAAAGGAGGTAAATTAGACAATCCATTATTGTCACAATATAATTCTTTTAAATTTGCATTCAATAATGGTAAAGATTTTAAGTAATTGTTACCACAATATATTTTTTTTATTTTTTCATTCAGTAAAGGTAAATAAGTTATCTTATTAAAATAAGAATATAATACTTTCAAGTTTTCATTCAAAGGAGGTAACGAAGACAGATTATTATTGTAACAATATAATATTTCTAATTTTTCATTCAAATTTGGTAAAGCAGTCAGTTTGTTATGAGAACAAATTAATGTTTTTAAGTTCTTAGGTAAAGGAGGTAAAGAAACTAAATCGTTATTATCACAAATTAATTTTTCCAAGCTACTAGGTAATGTAGGTAAAGAAGTCAAATGATTCAAATTACAATATAATCTTTTTAAATTTGTAAATTTTGAAATATTATCTGGAATATAATTTATATTTCTTTCTGATACATCAATTTCTTCTATATCTTCTATATCTTCTAGTAAAGAATCAAAGTAATTTTCAATATCAAAATTAATATCAATCTCAGAATTCATGTCAAAAACTATTATGTTTTGTATGTATATGTATAGTTTAAATACTTTATTTGTATTATTTTGATATCAATTTTCTTTTAATCCTGTATACTTATGCCTTTACATTTAACCATTTTATAAAAAAAACGTAATAAATAACACATAATAAATAACACATAATAAATAATAAATAATAAAAAGAAGGATTTTTATATCCAATTATCTAACACTGTATCCAAATCTGCGTGTTCATCAGGTAAATTCACTATTAAATAAAAAACAATATAAAACTACAACAAGTAATATAATTACAATGGACAATAAAAATAAGAAAATTATAATTGAAAATGCAAATAAGATATCATATATCAAAACGGATAATAACAAAATTATAAATGAAAAATGTATAAAATGGGTAAAAAAAATGGATGATTGTTTGGCAGTTTGCACAAAATCAACAGGTTGTAATATAGACAATGGTGATGGTACCCATAAAATATGTAAAATATATAATCTAGATAGTTATAATAAACTGAATAAATATTTTGAATAAAATATACCATTTATAATAATACTAATTTACATATAGAGATAAAACTATTTATATTGATAAATGGTTTTATTTGGTGTTGAAAATATAAGACAAAAATTTTCAAAAGAGTCCAACACAAAATCTTGTTTGGTTATAACAACGAATGAAATAACAAATGAAATACTTAAATTAGTAGACACGCGAACAACTAAAAACATTGTTTTTGAAGTTCCTTTTCATAATGTGCTTAGTCATAAAACAACCGACATAACATTTGATTTTACAGCAGATATTTGGACATGGAACAGATTTGTATCCAATATAAAACATTTGGAGCTTAGAGGGAAATTGGTTAAAAACCAATGGAACGTTCAACATTTTGAGTGTATGTCATCTATGAGAAGTTTATATATTGGAAGCACGGATTATGCGTTATTTGATAATGAGGATATATCAAAACTACCTATGATACCATATATTTTACTTAATGGTTATGGGTTGGTAATATGTAGTGAAAATATGGAAAAATGGTTGGAAAAATTAAAATTAAACAATTGTATATGTGAAAGATGTTATTAGTATTAGTATTACTATTATACCAAGCAAAGAAAAATGATAATAATAAACAGTTGTAGTTATTACTTATATAAAAAATATATTAAAGGTTTATTATTAATATTTATTATTAATTATAGAAGATTAATCTCCTTTTTCTATAAAAGTGTCTATAAATAATCGGTGTTTGAAATGTTAAAAGGTCTAATAAAAGGTCTAATAAAAAATCTAAGTGTAAATCCGAAAAATAACGGAGTTTCATATTTATTATATTTATAGTGAGTGTTTTTATATCCAATTTTCCAAAACTGTATCCAAATCTATATCTTCACCATGTAAATTTTCTAACAAATACCTAGGATGATATCTTTCACGTATCAGTGGTTCTCTTATTTTTATCCATAACAAGTCTCTCAGCCGTTTTTTGAATTTCAAAGAATAATATAAAAAACGAAAATTATTTACTATTTTTACTTTTATTTTTATTTCTAATATACTTAAATTATCATTTATTATTTCATGAATTGGATTATTATAATAAGATATATCTTTTATTTTTTCGTTTAAATAAGGTAAAGAAGTCAGGTGATTATGTTGACAATTTAAAAATTCTAAATGTTCATTCAAAGGAGGTAAAGCAGTTAATTCATTATGAGAACAATACAAAAATTCTAAATTTGGGTTCATCTGAGGTAAAGTAGTTAATTTATTAGAAGAACAAAATAATGCCTTTAATTTTTCATTCAACAAAGGTAAAGCAGTTAATTCATTATGAGAACAATAAAGATATTTCAAATTTTCATTCAGCTCAGGTAAACAAGTTAATTTATTATCACTACATGATATTTTATGTAATTTTTTCGGAAAAGGAGGTAAACTACTCAATTGATTCTTTGTACAAAAAATATATTTTAAATTTTCACCCAGCTCAGGTAAACTAGTTAATTTATTTTCACTACAAAATAATGTTTCTAAGCTCTCAGGCAATGGAGGTAAATCAGTCAAAAAATTACCACTGCAAATTAAATCTTTTAGATTTGTAAATCTTAAAATACTATGTGGAATATGTCTTATCCCTTTTTCGGATACATCAATTTCTTCTGTGTCTTCTGGTAAAGAATCAAAGTATTTCTCAATATCGGAATTTATATCAAAACACATTATTATTTTAATATGAATTTATGTTTTTATGTTTTTATGTTTTTATGTTTTTTATATCCTTTATATCCAATTATCCAAAACTGTATCCAAATCGGCGTCTTCATCACATAAATTTTGTAGTAAATACATAGGATGATATTTCTGTCGTATTTTGGGTTCTCTAACTTTTACCCATAACCAATCACGAAACTGTTTTTTGAATCTGAGTGAATAATATAAATGACGAAACACATTTAATATTTTTACTTTTTTGTTTATTAATTGTATATAATTACTATTTATTATTTCATAAATAGGATTACTTCTATAAATCAAAGTTTTTAAATTTGTATTCAATAAAGGTAAAGAAGACAAACGATTATTTTCACAATATAATCTTTGTAAATCCTTAGGTAAAGGAGGTAAAGATGTTAATTGATTATTACAACAATATAATATGCATAAGTTTTTATTCAACACAGGTAAAGAAGTCAACTTATTAAAGTCACAATATAATTCTTCTAAGTTATTAGGTAAATCGGGTAAAGAAGACAACTTATTAAAGTCACAATTTAATTTTTGTAAATCCTTAGGTAAAGGAGGTAACAAAGACAACTTATTAAAACCACAATTTAATATTTTTAAATTTTTAAACTTTGATATTTTATCAGGAATATATTTTAAACCTTTTTTTGATACATCTATTTTTTCTATATCTTCTGGTAAAGAATCAAAATATAAATCAATATCAAAAACTTTAATATCATCATGCATATTATTTTTATATTTGTAATAATTTGTTGTTCTATTTTTAAGTTGATTTTTTATTAACGCAATTCAAATAAAAATATAAATACAATTCTTATTATAATTCATAATGTTTTATCTTATACAATTTGATAATATAGAAAGCGAAGAAACAAAACAATTACAATTTAAATTGTGTCAATATCCAAATGGAACTATCTTGTCTTACTCATACACATACTTAAAGATATATACTATTATAAAATAAATGTCTTGTATAAATCTATTTTATAATACAAAAGAAATACATAAATTATTAGTAAAAAGCTCATATAATGATTTTGATACAGAAATAAATAATTTTAATAATAAATATCCAAATTTCAAAGGATATATTATTGGTGGGGAGGAATCTAATAATTTAGATGAAGAAACTAAAAAAGATTGGAATATGTATAAAGAAAAAATGAATAAATTAGAAAGAATCTTTATAAACAATTTATTTAATTATTGTAAAAATTATCCTGATGAAAAAATAAGTAAAAATCGTTTCATTAATGAATATGCAGAATATCCATATCGGTTAAATCAAAATATTTCAGGTGTTATGTTAGATTTATGATTTTTTTACAGGTTTAAAAGTCAATAAGCATTTGCCACATAATAGTTTATCTTTTTTGATATCTATATCTATATCAATATCCATTTTATCATTTTTTTCTGTTTTATATTGTTTTTCGTCTTCTTCTTCTTCGTCTTCTTCTTCTTCGTCTTCTTCTTCATCTTCATTATCATTTTCAGAATCTGTTTCATTTGCAATACTTTTATCAGTTGAACTATGACTCTTTGCAGTAGTATTTTTGTTTGCTGTATTTACAGGTTTTTTAACGCATACCTTAGCGCTTTTTTTTGGTTCAAATAAAACATCCCATTTACTTATATCGGTTGTATAATTCACGCTCGTAGTATAAATAATTTTATAATTTTCTCTCTTATAAAATGTTTTGCGTTTTCTCCATTGATTCTTAAAAAGATCATGACTATCCATAATGTCTACTACAAGAGGCTGACTATGCTTTACTCTAAGAATTCTGCCAACACTTTGTTCAATATCTGTTTTAGGTGTAGCCATAATTAGCGTAGTAAGTGTTTTAATATCAAGTGCTTCGGCAGCCATTGCATATGTTGCAATTACCACTTGTTTCCCTTCCGTTTCTTTTAATGCATGTTCTTTCATTCCTCCGACATAATATCCTACGGTAGCTATATTTCTATGTAATATGGCCTCATATAAATATTTCAATAGGTTTTTATTATGCGCTAATACCATAATTTGTTGTGATGGGTTTTCTATAAACATATCCGTCATTACTTTCAAAATAAATTCACTCCGACGATTATATTCGCATAATTTGGAAATCATGGAACTATATGCTGGATTACCTCTATAATCTAGTTTTACTTCATTAAATTCATCATCATTTACTTTATATTCAATAGCACGCACTATAACAGCATGTTCTTCGTCACGTTTACCTTTAAATATTACATCTCCCAGAAACATTTTAAATACTTTTGTAGTCCCATCTTTTCTCTCCATAGTTGCAGATAAACCTAACATATACTTAGTAACTAATTTGAATAATGTATTTGAAAACACTTCACTTGATATATGATGAACTTCATCTATGATAGTTAATCCAAAAGAATCAAAAATAGAAGGCGGATATTCTTTCATAGAGAGACTTTGTAACATACCAATGACAATATCTTTATTATCTATATCTATTATCTGACCCTGTATTTTGCCAATACGTGCATTTGGTAAGAATTGATTGATTCTCTCTATCCATTGATTCATTAAAAATTCTTTATGGACAATAATAAATGTTTTCTTTTTTAATTGTGAAATAATATTTAAAGATAATACAGTATTATGTGTTACAGTAAAATCACCCAAAACAAATCTTCTGTTTCCGTCTATTTCAAAACCATAGTAGTCATCTACTTCCAATTTTTCTAATTTTATTTTATAATTTAATACATCTTCCGTTTGACCTATTGGTCTTACTATTGGTATTGGTCTTACAACTAATGTTGGGATTTCATCTAATTCATTATTATTATTATTATTATTATTGTTATTATTGCCATAAATAGTTGTTTTAAATATAGTTCTGTATTTTTTAACACCTTTATAGATGGAAGAAGACTTCTTGACTTTTTTATAACAAGCAAAACCTAAACTTCTTACTAAATAAATAATATCATTCATCATTATTTCTGATTTTTGTGTAATTACGAATTCTCCATTTTTTGTTATGTGACCTGTGGTATCAATTATTCCTGCTAATAATTTTAATCTATTCTCTCTTGAATTACATTTGTAAAGAAGTGGAATATGTCTGTTTTTGATAATATTTAATTCTTTTAAATTATTAAAATATGAATTATTATAAGTTGTATTTAATTCAGGTTTATGATCAAACCATTCATCACCTAACCAATTACCAATTAAATAAGGATCAATAGGTAATGGTTTTTCTTCAAAATGAATCGGAAGTCTATATCCGCGTAAAACGCCTTTGTTGTGAAAAGATTGGGGTAATTTCAAATAATCTAATACAGAAATATCAATTATTTCTCCTTTTTTAAAATTATTGTTATCACATGTTTTATAATCTTTTACACATTTCAAAGATAAAATATGACTTTCATTTACAACATATCCTTCCCCCTTATCAGGAATAACTTTATACATTATTTCTTTTCCACGTGCAATAGATAATACATTTCTTGGTGTTGAATCATCTCCCATTAATATGTCACCTACTTTAATATCTTGAACCAGTTTAATAGATCCATCATACATGATAATAGGTGTATTAATTTGGAGACATTTTCCAGCCGCACATGGTAATTCTAATAGTCCACCACCAATATTATTTTTTAATACATGATTTACATAAGTTTTAACTACTTCAATTTGAGTATCACGAAGAGTACCTTGAAAAGGTAATTGAATGTTTAATCCTTCTGAAATTTTATATTTGGACGGTTTTCCAAAATGTTCTACACCATAATAATGAGGAACATAGATTTTATTAGAAGATTCACGATAAGCAGGGAATGAATTTTGACCAGTTAAACCAGCTGGTGCTCCATGTACATGTGGTTTGATAGTCAAGTCATTACGTATTTGTTTTTGTTCTTCTATGGTTAATTCATTTTTGATAATAGTATATCCTTTTTGTCCTAAATAACTGTTTATTTTTTTTTTATTTATTTCTATATTTGTTTTCATGTGAGTTAATAATATTTAGTAAAAACATTTATATCCTTTTGCTTATATCCTTTTGCTTATATCCTTTTGCTTATATATTTTTGCTTATATCCTTTTGCTTATATATTTTTACTTTTATTCTTTTGCTTTACCATTATTTGAATTATTATAAATAAAATCTATGAATATGTTATATGAAAAAATTGTTTAAATTACCCAAAAAAGAGGATGCAGGAGAGTTAATATTAGGAATTTTAATAGTTATATTTTTAATTATGGGCTATAAATTACCTGAACCATTTGATAGTATGTTAAATTCGCTTATTGGTAAAATTATTTTATTCATTCTTGTCATTTATATGTTTATGAATTCAAATCATTATTTAGCTATTTTACTATTATTTGTCATTTTTAAGATTTCTATGTCACATCCGGCTGTCGTTACTAAAAGTGTTATAAAACAAAATAATCCGTCAGAAGATACTAAACGTAGTCAATTTACCTCATACAATCAATTTCCTTATACACTAGAACAAGAAGTTGTTAAAAAAATGGCACCGATTGTTCGTCCAGGTGTAGCTATGACAAAGGCATCGTATAAGCCATTAGTAGAACATACTTATTTTGCTTCCCCTTTGAATGGTACAAATTAATTATGAATTATAAGAAAATGAATTATAATAAAATGAATAATATTTATTCAATTCAGCATAAATATTATAAATACCAATATATTATGATTTAAAAATGTTAATAGGTGTCATTAACTTATTTTTGCTTTTACTATTGGTAATATATGTAAGTAAATAATTTATTATAAATAATAATCCTAATAAAAATACGAAATTTATTATTATTTTAATAATATTTATAAAAATATCACTATTTACGAAGGAGTATAAATCAAAATCATTTATATTAAAAAAATTAAAGTTATTTTTACTACTAGGTGTATTTTGATTGTTTGTATCTGAATCATTATTACTCGTATCAGAATCATTATTTTGTGTGCTTCCAGGTGTATTAATTGCTTCAATATTACCTGTACCTTTCTTGTTATAAAACAATTTTGTGCCCCTCATTTGAATAGAAAAAGGTGTAATAATTTTTGTTAATGTATTAAATGTATTATCATTTAATGGTATTGCAGTATTTAAATCAAATACGACAAAATCTGAAGTATAACCGTTCATGTCTGGTCCTATGTAACTATAAAAGGGTTTATCGTTAGGTATTATGGCATTTAAATTGAAGTTGGCAACATCTAGGTTAATAGTCTTTCCTTGGCTAGGTGTATGAACTGAAACATATTCAATAATAGAAGATACTAGAACAGAAGCATTTGATAAATTAGATGATTTTATTAGTGGAATACATACAAATAAATGATTACCACCATTTGTAGGAACATGTTCTATCAAAACTTCTCCATCTGTTTTTGAGTTATTAAACTTATGAAGGGATGGAGATGTAATAATGACAGAAGATACCATATACTGATTATTATTATATGTAACATCTGGTTGTATTCCACTATTTGTTAGAACAATCATGTTTCCATTATTTTTAGCCACTAAATTATTTTCAACGTAATTATAACTATATGAACATTTAAAATCGCAATTTCCTGATATATTTTCCCTAGATATATTAATTATTGGGTCGGATGTTGTCATATTATTATAAGTATATAAATAAAAATATTTAATTATATTACTAATGAAACTAACCAAAGGAAAAATAGCCAAACTATATAATAAAAAAAAACAAACATTAAAAAAGGTTAAAAAAAATAAAGAAATGAATGCAAAAAACAAAACATTTAGATTTCATACAACTAATCTTGCAAATAAAACTCTGAGAAAATGGTAATTTGCTTTTTTTTATTTTGATTTTTCTTATATTTGACTTATATTTGACTTATAATTGACTTATATTTGTTTCAATTTAAGTATATAATATTAAAACATACATAATGATTCTAATATTATTTTATCTATTATTTTTTATTTATCCATCAACAATATTATCTTTATATTTGTCCAAACTAAACCAAGATCTTTTATTTCATATTATAAGAAATCCAAAAACATCTTTTCAACAAAGAGCAAAAATAAATATTATATTGTTTCATTGTTACAAAAAATGGGCTATAAAACAAGCTTTTGCCTTCAAAATGAAACATAAATATAAATGTAAACAAATTCATATTAGCGAATTAATCTCATATAGTACTTTTGGTCTATATAAGTCTATATTGAAGTATAATGGTAAACATAGTTTTGTAAGATTTTCCACATTTTACGTAAATGGAGAATTATATAAAGGGTTAACGAATGCTTATTCTATGAGTAGTATTTCTAAATATGAGAGAATGAAAAGTAAATTACAACAAAATATAAATAAAACAGTAGATAAAACTTATAAAAATGACAATAACTTATACAATAATTTACATAATAAAAAACTATATTCATTTATTTTAGCATCTTTTGACGAAGAATGGAAATTTAATCAACGTAAAAGTAATCCATATGCTGATAATAAAATAGAAAGTCTTGAAAAAATGACTTATAATGAGAAAATGAGAGAAATATGGGAAATAATAAAAAATCACGATGCATTCACATATCGTATATTAGATCTAAAATATGATTATGAATTTAATGTTATTCGGACAAATAAAAACATATCATCCTTGATGTCTTGTTCAGAAGAATATGTGCGTAAAAAAATAGCTTTTTGTAAAACAAATATTTACAATTTATTTATAAATAAGTCATACAAAATGAATTTATAGAAAAGAAAGAAAAGAAATCATAGAAAAGGTAAATATCTAATAGTATCATTATCATAAATTGTTACACCATATGGTTCATTGATTCCTTCTACGTAAACAGTATCACCATTGAATAATCTATCACAACCATATTCATTTGTACAACTTCTTCCGTTTCGTGATATAGGTAATTTAACATTATTATGTTGGTCACTTATAGTGTAATATTGCCATTTATCGCGATTAGTAAATATTGGACGTCCCATTAAAGAGAGAATAGCTCCTTTACTATTTTTGCCTGTCAAAATACCCATTTGTCTATAATTGGTATCTACTGCACCCACATTGGTTTGTATATTAATGGGAATTCTTCCTGGTGGACCAGTATTGACAAAATATCTTTCATCACTCATTGGAGGTGTATAAGGATTTAATAAGACATCATTATACATATTTGTATATGGATAACTGGGAAGAAACCACGAATTAGAATCTTTTGCTTGTTCCTTAATAATAATTTTTTCAGAAGGTTTATTGTTTAATATAATATTTTGTTTATTATAAAAAAAATGAATATACAATAAAAGAATTAACATTGTAATTATAATAAAAATGGTAATATTTTCAAAACAAATAACACCAGGAGGACATTTTTTCATATTATATAAGGATAATATATTATTACATAATATGATTTTTTGGTTAGACAATTAAAATTACTTAGTTACAGGTGTTGAAGTTGACGTAATTTGTCCCGTTTGTTGATTCATAGCAAATAAATTGGTAAATATAATAGGAACCCCAAGAACAATTGTCATGTTTTTACTAAAACACCACATTAAAATACCTAATATTATAAAATAAACAACCGCGTCTTTATTGGCTAATACGATATATCCTATAACATTAAATATGGCAATAAATATTACTACATTTTTAACAATTGGATTTGTAAGAAATGAAGACATAGAGTTATTTGAAGTTGTATCCATTATTATATATAAAGTAAAAAATTGATTTAACTTTCCTTTTAATTTTTAAATATAAAACATATATAAAACATATATAAAGTATTTTAAAATGTATAATTCTTACAATAATAGTAATAACTATGATAGTGATAGTGATAGTAACAATTATAGCATAGACGAAGATTTTTGTAAAAATGTTTATGAACCAGAAGAAAAAAGTATAACTAAATATAATATAGTATTATGCGAAATATATAATGAGTTAATTCATGGAATATCTATTCATAAATATATTAATACACATTACTTAGTTATAAATAGATTTAAGAAATTTAATAAGTATTATATAGATGAATACATAGATGATATATTATATGGTTTTCACCGATGGAGACAAGGACTTATAACACATTATATAATTCGTAATTATTCACTCTTATATAATAGAATAAAACCTGAAATTGCTGAATGTATTTATTTAGAAACTGGTGAGTGTATTTGTATTCTTAAAACATTTTGGATTCGTTTGATACAGAAAACATGGAAAAAAATTTTTAAATATAAAAAACAAGTTATTGAATCAAGATCACAAATAAGTTCCTTATTATATAAAGAACGCACAGGAAATTGGCCACCTATTTGTAATTATGTTCCAACTATGAGAGGAATGTTATGTTGTTTATCTAAATAAATTAATAAAATTTATTGTTCTCAATTGTATTACAATTCAGTTGTTGTTTCAGTTGATATTATTTCTTTTGATAGTTCATTTTTTTCTCTAAAATATTTGTTATTATCTCCCATAAAATATCCTAATGAATTTTCTTGTTCAACATCCAAGTGGTTCCATATTTCTCTAATTACATTAGATTTAAAAGTGATTTGGCGCTGGACTACAAAATTATATGTATCTGTTTTTTTGTATTTTTTTATGTTTTCAAATGTTGGTCTGGATTGTATTAATTCAAATTTTGTTTTAATCATATCCAACGTTTTTTCTAAATTATATAAAAGATCTTCGTAATTTATTAATATATAATTTTCCACTTTATTAGGCATAATATTTATCAAATAATTGTTTTTTAATTGTCTTAATTCAAATATGTTTTTGTATTTATTTCCACTAACATAATTTAAATCATATTTATTTGTTTCATATTTATAAGTATGATACTTATTATTCATTAAAAAAATATTGGAATTGTTATTACTAGCATCACTATTATCTGTATTTGTTTCATTCATTACAGAATAAAATTCATTAAATAGAAATTGTTTTAAACTTTTTCTATTTATTTCAGGAATATGATATAATTCTTTTGAAAAAGAGTTTAACCAATATATTGGATTCCTTACTATTCCAATAAAAAGGGTTTCTTGTGTAGATTCTGTATACTCATTAAAACAAAAAAAATGCTTATTTCCATATTCGTTAGTATGTTTTATATCAAAATTATGAAGCATTAGTTCTTCTATATAATTTGTTCCACTACATCTTTCTCCAAAAATAGTAAATTTTGTAATTGGCAGAGACATTTAATATTATAAATTGTTTATATTATTAAATTTATTTTTTAGCGATTTGTAATTATTTTATATAATTTTATGAAATTTATTTTTTGGTTATTTTTGGTTATTGAGTTATTTTTGGTTATTGAGTTATTTTGATGAATCTTCCGTCTGCATTGACAAAGATGCTGGTATGGAAGATTTTGAAGATTTTCTACGTGTTATGTTATTCCTTATATTATTTCTTTCATTATATCGGAATCCACCTTGTTGTGTTTTTCTTTTACCTATTTTTTTTGGGTTTTTATTTATTTTTCTTGTTTTTTTATTTGACTGCCTATATTTTTTATTTGTTTTTCTATTTTTACGACCTCCCATTACCTGATTATTACTATCAAATTTTATTTTTTTTAGTGTTCTTAGTATTTGGTCTATGTCAGCATTAGGATCATTCAGGTTTCTTAAAGCATCAGAATATTTTTGGTTTGGTACACCTGAAAGGGCTATAACTTCTTGATTTTTATTAGCTAATGCAGTCTTAATATCATTTAAAGACATTCTTTTTTGTCCTGAATTTGTATTTACCGGGAATGTTTTTTCATTCACTGGACCGGGTACTGAATTACTTCCAATAATTATCCCTCTTTCATTTGTATCTCCTTGATTTAATACTATTTGACCATTACTTGAAGTAGAACTCGCTGATGATCTTAATGATGACGATGATGCTGATGATTGATTTGCGTTTTGTGCACTAATTAAGTCATTGACATTTCCACCCATACCGTTTAAAATTTCATTAATTTCAGTAATTACTTTGTTAAGAGTTTCTTTACTTTGTTGATCAGGGAAATCAGTTTCAGATAAAGCTTTAATCTGTGTCATTGCTGCATTAATTGCAGTGTTGGCTTGTTTTATTAATTCAATCAACTCTTCGTTCTGTTTTTCTAAATTAGTAATATTATTATTCAATTCTGTAATTTTTGCACTCAATGCATCTTTTTCATCATTACATTTTTTTAATTGTTCTTGTAAACCAACATTAGAACCAATTTGGTTTTTCAAAGCTTCAATTTCAAGATCTTTGGCTGCTACTTTATCATTACATTCTTTCAATTGTTGTTTTAGTTGATCAATTTCAATTTGCTTATTGGCTAATTCAGCTTCTTTATTTGTTATTGCAATTTTTGCATTTTCTAACTCTTTACTTATACCTTCAAGTTCTGCTTCCAATTGTTTTATTTTATCTGAAATACTTGTATCTGCCAATAATGTATTAAGTCTAGATATTTCTGCATTTAGTCTTTCTATATCAGCTTTTTGTTTTTCTATTTCAGCAGTAAGATTGACCTTTTCAGATAGACATTTTTGTAATTCAGTATCTTTCTGATTAAGCGAATTCTGTAAGTTAGTATTTTCTGCTTGTGCAGCATTTAATTCATTTTGTTTTTGTGTTAATGCATTCTCTAATTGTGCCTTTTGACTTAAACAATCCTCTAATTGTTTTTTTAAATCATCTAGATCTTTTTTATGATTATCAATGTTTCCTCCATTATCATCAATTTTTTTTTGTAAATCTATTATTATTTGTTTAATTATCACAATATTTGCAACTAGTTTTTTAAGTTTTTCTCTTATTTCCACTAATTGTTCATTTAATGTTCTAAAAAATTCTTTTTGTTTTTCTGTACTTGTAGCAATATAGGTATTAGTTTGTCCTAACCATGATATATTACTTTTTAAATCTTCAATAGTTTGTTGATAATTATTATTAGACATTATATATTTACATTATAAAAAATTATTTTTGTTAACTAATATATTTTTATCTACACGATAAACAATAAATAACAAATAATAAATATTAAATAACAAACAATAATTGAGTATAATTTGTTATTTATAAATGAAAATTATCAAGGTTATTGCTATCTAAAATAAGTTTATCCATATTTTGTTGTATTTTCTTAATTTCGTTTACAATTTTTTGTTGTTCGTATTTTGAATCTTTTATATTTGATTTTGTCAATTCACCAGAACGTTTTAAATCTTCTAAATAAGAATTTATTACTTGGAATGCCTTCATTTGGTCTTCTCTTTGTTTTACAATATAACTATTATATTTGTCATAATCATCTTTCACTGCGGATAAAAAAGCGTTTTGTTTTGAAATAAAACGTAACTTTTTTTGTTTTTCAATCAACATATTTCTTCGGCCATCAATCAAACGTTCTATTTGTTGAAGTTGATTTCCTTTATTTATCATGTCATCATAAGTTATACGAATAATACTCATTTTAAATAAACTTTTATTTTTATTTTTATAAATTAATTTATTAAAACAAATTAAAATATTCCCCATATATTATTTAGGATGTCAAAGACGCAAATAGAACCAATATTAACCCCTGACGATAATCGTTTCGTAATGTTTCCAATTAAATATAATGATGTATGGGAAATGTATAAAAAGCAAATTGATTGTTTTTGGCGAGCCGAAGAATTAGATTTAACAAAAGATATTACACATTGGCAAAGCTTAAATGATGATGAGCGATATTTTATTTCTATGATATTGGCTTTTTTTGCTGCGAGTGACGGAATTGTATTGGAAAACCTAGCCGGAAGATTTATGAAAGATGTGCAAATATCAGAGGCTCGTGCGTTTTATGGTTTTCAAATTGCGATGGAAAATATTCATAGTGAAACATATAGTTTATTAATTGAAACCTATATTAAGAATTCCGAAGAAAAACATAGACTATTTAATGCTATTGAAAATTTTCCTTGTATTAAAAAAAAATCTGATTGGGCTCAAAAATGGATTAATGATAATAGAAGTAGTTTTGCCACTAGACTAGTAGCATTTGCTTGTGTAGAAGGAATCTTTTTTAGTGGTGCTTTTTGTAGTATATATTGGCTTAAAAAACGTGGTTTAATGCCTGGACTTACTTTTTCAAATGAACTTATATCTCGTGATGAGGCACTTCATTGTGAATTTGCTGTGCTTTTATATAGTAAACTTCAAAATAAATTGAAAAAATCGCGAATTCATGAAATAATTAAAGATGCCGTTGAAATTGAAACTGAATTTATTTGTCAAGCATTATCATGTAGGCTTATTGGTATGAATTCAACTCTAATGACACAATATATTCAATTTGTTGCAGACAGATTATGCGTACAATTAGGATATGATAAAATTTATAATGTCACTAATTGTTTTGATTTTATGGAACTTATTAGTTTAGAAGGAAAGACCAATTTTTTTGAAAAAAGAAATGATTCTTATGCACTGGCAAACAAGACGATAACAGAAGATACCTTTGTATTATCGGAAGATTTTTAGAAAAGAACAAAACACATAAAACAAAATAAAAGAAATAAAAGAAATAAAAGAAATAATTATTTAAAAATCTATATATAATATATTTTAAATGATTACTTGTGATTTATGTGGTGGATTAGGAAACCAACTTTTTCAAATATTTGCAACTATCAACTATGCACATCAATTGGGACATGAATATAAATTTACAGATTCAGAAACTTCCCCATCTATAACTCCAAGAAATACATATTGGAATAGTCTTTTGTCTAATTTAAAAAGCGTCACAACAAATACTTTTCCAGAAGATATAGTAAAAATAAAAGAAATAGATTTTACTTTTCATGATATTTTGGAATCATCAGAATTCAAAGAAATACAAGAAAAAAATACAATAAAAGAAACAAATATTATGTTATGTGGATATTTTCAAAGTTACAAGTATTTTGAAAAAGAGTATGAACAAATTTATAAATTGATAAACATAGAAAATAAAAAACAATCTGTTTTACAATCTTCTGATTACACGGAAAATTATTTAAAAAACGCAATTAGTTTGCATTTTAGAATGGGGGATTATAAAAGACTACAAAATTGTCATCCTATTATGTCCTATGAATATTATGAAAAAGCGTTATTATATATTAAATCTACAAATATAAGTAATATTAATCAAGTTTTATATTTTTGCGAAGATGAAGACATAGAAGATGTGAATCAAATCATTGGAAAATTACAAATGAAATTCCCAAATGATGTATTTACGAGATGTTCTAATCTATTAGAAGATTGGGAACAATTGATACTCATGAGTTTATGCAAACATAATATTATTGGTAATAGTTCGTTTAGTTGGTGGGCGGCTTATTTGAATTCTAATGAGAATAAAATAGTATGTCGTCCACCATTTTGGTTTGGTGAATCTATTGGGCATAATATAAATGATTTATGTCCTCCTGAATGGAATAAAATTGAATTTTAGTTTTATAATATACTATTTTTATTATTTTTATTATTTTTATTATTTTTATTATTTTTATTATTTTTATTATTTTTATTATAAAACTTATATTTTTGTATATAGATATTTATAAATGAACCATCCATTAGATAATTGGAAATCGTATTTTACTTTTCATGATTATAACTGTTTAATAATTTTTATAGAAAATTGTAAAAATGGATTTCCAAACGATAAAATAGTTTTGTTATATGGTACAAATAATGGTAAGTTAATAGAAGAAATAAAAAACTATATAGGTAAAGATAATTATCATGATTGTAATTTGAATATTAGTGCTGTCTTTCAACCTATTAAAAAATTATTTTTTGTTATATGGCCTTCTTACAAAGAATCAAATAGTGAAAATGAAAATAAAAATAAAAATAAAAAATATACATCAACTATTATAAATTTATTAAAAAAATATAATCAATCTATTATAATAGATACAGACAAAATCAGAAATATGGATATAAATATTAGAAACAATTCTAATATTATAAAAATGTTAAGATAGTTATTATTTTAGTATTCTTTGAAACATAAACCAATTATCATATTTCAAATTGGTCTCTCTATATAACATAAAATGTTCTGGCTCAGAAAAAACGCAATCTATAATAATAATTTGGTCATCCTTTACCAAATAATCATTTTTTAAATATAATTCTAATTTTGTGTTATATGTATTTGTCCACCAATCCACTTTTGATTTATGAAGTATAAAAAACCCACCAGCAATAGTATTTTGATATGGAGGTATAGGTTGTATAGGAAGTCCATCAGCATTTTTATTTTTGACTATATTTTCAATCATTTTCATATATCCATCTACATTATTTACACATGCATAGTGTATTTTATTTTTATCCAAAGTCAAAATCTTCGTCTGATTTGGCCACATAGATAATATACTTAATTCTAAATCATACTTTGAATCTCGGAAATAACCGATATCACACCAGCCATAAAATTCTGTATCAAAATACTTTTTATGATATGTTTCGCTAACAAACCCAACCTTTTCAGACCATAACATATTTATTTGCCAATCTGTATTGTATATAGATCTTTCGTTAAGAAATATATTTTTTTTATGATTTTTAATCCATAAATCTTTATATGCATAAGTATAAAATTCTTCATATGGTTTAATAATAATTTTTATTTTTGGATTATTTTTTGCATCAATATATGGAAACGTATTTTCATCTGTATAAATAACCAAATTAAAATGATTCACAATAGAAACAAAATGATTCATCCATTCAATATATTTCTCTGGACCAAATTTTGATTTCATAATATAAAAACAACTTGAAAAGGTTATTAAAGACATAATAATATAATTATACTTTATTTATATTATTATTTCAAAAATATTATATTAAAAACAAATTTGTATTAGCATTATGATAAATCAAGATTTTATTATGTTAATCATGAATTGTAAAAAATATTTAAGCAAATCACAATTTCAAAAGGCAACATGGTTACGCAAAATTCCTGATTACTTAAAGTATTATCATGTTATTGGTGATGAAAATATGGAACAAAAATATAAATTTGATGATAAAGTGAGAATCTTATGGGTAAAAGTAGCAGATGACTATAATTCATTACCAAAGAAAGTAATAGCATCTTATATAGCAATTAGTGAAACCTTTGATTTTAAATACTTATTCAAAACCGATGATGATCAAATATTAGTGAAACCACATTTTTTAAATATTTTACCAGAATTAATTATTAAAAAGAATTCTCATTATGGAGGATATGTAGTTAATGTAGACAAACCATATTTATCTCAATATCATCAAATACATCCTGAATTACCCAAATATATTCCTATATTAAAAACAAAATATTGTAGTGGGCGTTTTTATTTTCTCTCTTCTTCTGCTATTCTTGATTTAATTTCAAAGAGAGAACCTATTGAAAAAGAGTGTTTGGAAGATTATGCTATTGGTTATAATTTATCAAATAAATTTAAAAAAGATATATTAAGTATTCAAACAAACAACTTTTTTACAGATATAGAATTATCTGATTATCCACAAATGGTATTAGATGGTGAAATATAAAGTTGGATTTATAATTATTAGTAAAGTTGAAAGGAGTTAATATTTCGCGTTTTATTAAGAGAACTCATTTGTGCTTTTATAAAAGCCTGTTTGTCCAAGTCTAGCATAGCTCTTGAATAGTTTGTAGCTCTTTTTTCAATATCACTATAATCTTCTCTCTGCGTCACAGTTAAAGGAATAATTAAATACCAACGATGAATTCTTTGTAAGTGAAACCAATATTTATCTAGGGCATATATTTTGTGTTGATTAGGCTCTTTCATGAGTTTTAATATACCTTCTTTTATATTACAAATAAGTGTATAAAAATAATGATTTTGAACTAGGTAACCAGTAGTAGTTTGACATGATGTTACTTTTACACAAGTTTCATCTATTTGATTAAATGGCGGCATATTATTTCCTGCGATTAATACGACATCAAAGTCTTTATGTTTTTCTAGAAATAAATTCATTTGTTTTATAAATATCTCAGGTTGTAAAAATTGAATATCATCTTCTAAAATTAATACGTGATCATAATTATTTTGTTTAGCCATTTCTAAAATTTTTAAATGACTCATACTACAACCTAATGCTCCATTGGTAAGTTTTACAGCTTTAAACCTTTCTGCTTTTAATTTAATAATAGATAATTGGTTTTCAATGTGCTGTTTTCTATCAGGTCTAGTATCTAAGTTTATATAAAAAGCGTGTTTTATATCGTCAATATTATTCATTTAATAGTAAAATGTATTTTCTTTTTATTTCCTTTTCTTTGTTTTAGTCTTTTTGCTTTTCCCTTTTTTACTGTGTTTCCTTTTTTTAAGACTCTTTTTACCACCACTTTTACCAGTAGAAATAATATTGCCAGTAGAATTAGTATAACTAGTAGGAATAAATGTAAATGAAGGTTTTTCACTCATAATGCATTCTAAAAATCCAAAATCTTGAATACAATCTGTAACCATATATTCCATTGTCTTATCACCAATTTGTCTATTATATTTAATGGGTATTCCATTAGCATACTTTATTTTGTCAAGAGGAATTGGGTTATCTAACTCAGTACCTCCTGTTCCAACAATATATTGGTTGATTATCATTTCATCTGTATTGTCTAGATTTTTCATAACAATAATTCCACTTTGATATAAATGTAAATCAGCACATAAATAATAAAAATTAACTGGTTTACTAACATTTGTTTTTATAGTATCATTTATCATTTTTAATGTATTTATAAATTCTGGAATATCATCAAGTACATCTATTGTTTCCTTAGATTTTATTCCTATTATAGGGTGATGACCTATGATGACAAGGTTTTTTATATTAGTAGAATATTTTGAAATAGTTGATAATATAAAGTTATTTTGCAAAAGTATTAATTCTTCCACATTAGTAACAGGATTTTTATTTTGGTTTGTTAATAAATGATTATAACACTTCAAATATAATATAGCATCTGTACTATACATGCTTGTGTCTATCATAAGCAATAAACTTCCATTGGATAACATTTTTTCTTTATATAAAAAAAGGTTTATTGGATTTCCTTCTATTATTAGTGTTTTTTCAATTTTTTCCTCCTGATTCAAAATATAACAATCACCTTTTTCTACTTCTATCTCTCCATCTATATATAATGTTGGTTTTTTTGTATTCGTTTCTAAGTCGTGATTGCCTAATATCATATCTATTTCTATACCCTTTGGAAGATTTTGAAAACCATCTATTAGTTTTTGTGTATAAATAATTTTTTTCTTTTTTTCATCAGGAGTAGATGGTTTTTTTTTCTGTGGATAATAATTATCGCCAGCAATAACTATAAAATCAGGTTTTACACTTTCATTAATAATATAATTAGTAACACTTGACATTACACCAAGTAAATTACCTATTACATTACCTTTTTTATCTTTATTTGTATTATTCCAACAACCAAATTGTAAAAACTTATCTATTTTGTTTATATTAAAGGTATTATCCATATATTATATATAAATATAATTTTGCATAATAAAAAAGATAATTTTATATAAGATAAAAAAAGAAAAATGAATTATATTATAATACTTTACATTATAATACTTTATAAAATTAAAATGTTAAGCAACTGTGATTTAATACAAAACAAACATAAATACACTTTATCTGAATTGATATCAAATATAGATAAATTAGATAAAAAAATAGTTTTAAATACACAAACACTAACAGAGGAGTTTTGTGTAGAATATATATTAGATATAAGAATAGATAGTGGTGACGAAGATTCTTATTTGTTTTGCGAAGATTATATATTAACCTGGCAACCACATCTTGACGAAAAAAAACTTATTGAATTGCGTAATGTAAAATTTAAAGATTTTACAACTTTGAAAAAGTAAATTAGATTTTTATAATGATTATATATAGAGTAAAATGAAAATGAAAATGAAAATGAAAATGAAAATGAAAATTCCAATTCGTTATTTACCAAATCATTTAACCAAAAAAGAGAGACAGAAACAACTTCGTATGATAATAAAATCCAAAAAATTATATAAAAAGAATAAATATTATACTAGAAAACAAATCCCTTCTTATCATAGTAAGCCATCCAATCATATAATAAATGCCCGTAAAATATATAATATAAGCAAAATAACGCCCAATAAAGAATTATCAAAAGCAACAGGATGTTCAATATCAGCATTACAAAAAATTGTAAAAAAAGGAGAAGGAGCTTATTTTTCTTCTGGTTCAAGACCAAATCAAACAGCCCAATCATGGGGCCTAGCAAGATTAGCTAGTTCTATTACTGGCGGAAAAGCAGCTGCGGTGGATTATAATATATTAGAAAGTGGTTGTAAGCATAATAAAAAAGCGTTTATTTTAGCAAATAAATCAAGAAAACAATATAAATATGGACACTCAGCTACAAAAAAAGTAAATGTTTATTTCAAACACTGATTTTATATTATACTTATTTAAGCATTTTTGTATATATTTTATATATATAAAATATATATAAAATGAGAATACATTATGGCATTACTAATAATTTAATTGATGTTACGAATATTTGTATAGAAAAATTAACAAATAACAATATTATTAATATTCCTGAGGGAGATAATAATAGGGCAGACTTGTTCACAGATCCATTACCAGGGATTCATAAAAAAATAATTATTGAAAATAATGGAAATTTAACCGAATATGATGAATTTATAAAAATACAAATAAATTTATTAAATAATAAAATAGATACTGCAATATATAGTACAAATGAAAATGATCTTAATAATAGACTATCCATTATACATTCTAAATTAAAAATACATCATGGTGGATTTAATGAAGAATTGCCTGAACAAAAAATGTCAACAAGATATTTAACTGGAAATGAGAAAGTTTTAGAAATTGGAGCAAATATAGGAAGAAATTCATTAGTTATTGCGTCTATTTTAGGTAATAATAATAATTTTGTGACATTTGAAAGTGACGCAAATATAGCAAAACAACTAACAGAAAATAGAGACTTAAATAATTTTAACTTTCATATAGAAGGTGTTGCATTATCAAATAGAAACCTAATTCAAAGGGGATGGAATACTATACCAAGCGAGACATTAATAGAAGGTTATTCGTGGGTTAATACTATTACATTAGATAATCTAAAAACTAAATATAATATTGAGTTTGATACATTAGTATTAGACTGTGAAGGTGCTTTTTATTTTATTTTAATGGATATGCCTGAAATATTAAATAACATAAATTTAATTATAATGGAAAATGATTATGGCGATATATCACATAAAAATTATCTTGATAATGTATTAAGAAAAAATAATTTTTATAGAGATTATGTAGAAGGGTTAGGTAGTTGTAGTAATTTTTTTGAAGTATGGAAAAGATAAAAGGTGTAAAATATAAGAATAATTACATTCGGTTTTTCTTTATTTTCTCTCTATCAACTGTAATTAAAATGATAAAAGAACCCTTTACAGAATTGGAAAAACAAACTATTTCTAATCAAATAAAAAATATTTTATTAGAAGATGTGGAGAGAGAAATGAATCAATTGATACAAATAGGAAAAAGTGCGCATACGGTTTCTGCTCGTTCGCGCGTGGGTAATAATATAGTAGATTATTTTACTTTTTCACAAAGGTTAAGCACGAAAGGAAAATATAATATTAATTTTTATGAATTTATAGTAAACATAGACGAATTTAAAAAGAAAAAATTCATTCAAACCATGCTTACTTACTATTCAAATGTGAAAAATAAAAAGAATACAAAAAACGAATATATTGTATTAAAAGAAGTATATAATATTTGTATTAGTGCTATAAATATCATACGACCGATTGTTTATATGGAAATATACACAAAATATCAACCAAAATGTATATTAGATTTTTGTGCAGGTTGGGGTGGTGCAGTGGTGGCTGCATCTGTATTAAATATACCACATTATATTGGTATAGAAATAAATAGTACATTAAAAGAACCATATGAAAAGATGATACAATATTTAAATACTAAATCAACATGTAAAATAGATATGTATTTTGAAGACGCATTAACCATTGATTATAGTCAATTTTATTATGATTTTGTTTTTACATCACCACCTTATTATTTTATACAAAAATACGAAAATAATAAAGAATATTCAAATAAGTTGGAAATGAATGAACACTTTTATAAACCTCTTTTTACCAAAGTGTATAATGGATTACAACCAGGTGGTCATTTTATTATAAATGTATGTAAAGAAGTATATGATAATGTATTAGTTATATTATTTGGTGAAGCACATGATATTTATCCTTATAAGAAAAGCCAAAGACAGAATAAATATAATGAAATAGTTTATGTATGGAAAAAAGGTTAACGTTCATATATGGAAAAAAGGTTAACGTTCATGTATTGAAAAAAATATAATATATTAAATTTATTAAATACATTAGAATACACCTCCTAATCGTATTCTAGCGCTTGCTTGCGCTCTTGGTTTTTGACCAATGTATTGTGCATATTGAGGGGAAAACTTATTAACAGGTTTAGAATACATTGATTGTTGTTGTTGATTATATATTGCTTGTTGTTGATTATATCCTTGTTGTTGTTGTTGTTGCTGTTCTTGCTGTTGTTGATTATTATCCGCATTGTTTTTTGTAGTATTAAATTGATTAAACGCATCATTTTGTACTTCTTTACGTTTTGCATCTTCAATTTGTTTTATCAATGCATTCGGAATAGGCTTTCCCAAAGATAATAATTGTTTTACTATATTTTCATTTCTCTCCAAAGTAGTAGGATAATATGGAATATTAGACCAATTATCTGTTGTAACTACTGTTTGTTTTGTTTCTCTTAGTTTATCAGGATTAATTATTTTTCTTTTTGGTTCTCTAAGGTCATACTGATAATATTGGTCTCCTTCAAATCTTACATATGTCAAAAAAGTAAATATATTAATAAAAAAAATATTGGAATTATGGACTGTAAAAATATTATCATTTGGGTTATCTGATTTAGAATCTATATTATAAGATAATTTATGTATGGTTTTTATTCCATCTTCACCATTATCTTTATCCATTCTCCAAGGATCTTTCTTACTAATAATTCTAGAAATTCCATCAAATAATTGTAGTATTTCAGGACTTCCTATATTATAAAAAACACTTCTATCTACCTTTAAACCATAACGATCACATCTTTTTTGTAATACATTATCTTCCATTCCCCATCCCCAAAAACATGGGAACCCATTTATTTTTTCAAAATCCGCTCCTTTCATAAGTACTATTCCTCCTAATGCATATTTGAATCCATAATAATGTTTTACAACCCCATGTGTCGTTTGATAATCAAAAATTTTATTAAATGGAATAGTGTCTACATCATTAAAAATGAATGTAATATCTTTATAATCATTTGGATATTTTTCCTTTATTGCTAAAAAACCTACATTTTTTGTTGCACCTCTATTAAAAGTTCGGACATCACATTGATGAGAGAAATATATTTCATAATCATCACAATCTTCTAAAATAAAACTCATATGTTTACTAAAAAAAAACTTGTGCTGAACTCTGTTTCTATAAGGAACTATAAATACTCTCTTTGGAACTTTTATTATTTCTTCTGACATAATTATATTTGATTAATTTATTAATTTTATTATTTAAATTTATTATATTTTGTATTTTGTATAATATATAGTATAAAATGTTGTCTTATTATGTTATTTTATTATTTTCATTTATAAATATTACGGTTTCATACGAAAAAACTTTTATGGCTAAATTAATGAATTTTTATAATACAAACAATTCATCGTTTTATACATATAATGTAACAAATAACAAATTAAAAGATAAAGAGTGTTCTTATGATTCATATTCGCATATAATATAAAATGCAATTATAATATAAATATAACTTATTATATAAATTTAATATATAAGATAATGTTTGTTGCCTTTTTTATACTATTTATGTGTGTAAATTTTGATACTTTTTTTGCATTTAACAAAAAATGTATATTGTCTTTTGATAATAAAATGAATCCTTTTTTTATTCCCTTTTACAAGACAAAAAATAATTTCATTACTAATTCTGAAAACAAATCTATTAGTAGTCAACAAAATGCTTGTAATTATGATTCTAATGATACATGTATAAACAAACAATGTTTATGTAATACAAATGAAGTGATAAATGAAGTGACAAATGAAGTGACAAATGAAGTGACAAATGAAGTGACAAATGAAGTGACAAATGAAGTGATAAATGAAGTAAAAAGTGTTGAAACAATACAAAATAATGATTTGTATATTGATAAAATGAATGTTGAAGATATTCAGGATATTACAATTAGTAAAAATAAAAATAAAAATATAAATGATGCTGATTTAATAGATATTAACCTATTAAATAAAGAAAAATTGATGGAATTAAAAATAAGAAATAGACAATTATATGACTATTATGTCTTTATGCATAATGATGTAAATATAGAGTAAGCTATTATATTATATTTGTTATATTATATTTTATTATATTATAATGGAAAATATCATGGAATCATTCATAAAAAAAGTTTTTGAGTTTTTACTTAATCTAAATAACTTAGGAGTAAATATGGAAGATTATAATGAACTAACAAAAGAAATTACTAGTTTAATATTTGAATAAAATTTACATATACGAAAATGATTTGTTATTTTTATATTTTTAGCTAGACGCATGAATATTTTTTTATTATCATAGGAGGTAATAATTCATCCTGAATTTTTTCTAATTTTTTATAACATTTATTAATAGTTACTTCACTAATTTCACTTACATTTTTAATATCCTTTTTACTAATGTTTAATTTACAAAAATGTGAAATAAAATATACTACACCAGCAGCAATAGAATGAGGTGTGTTTTCAGGCATGATATTTGATTTTTCAATTTTCATAGAAATGAATTGACATAATTTTGTTAATTCATTATTAATATTTAATTTACTACAAAAACGTTGAATAAATGCCTCAGGTTTTGTTCTTCCAAAATTGGTTTTATCTCCATTTACCATATCTCTTTCAATATCATTTATAATAGCTAGGGCATTTTTACAACCCTTGGTTGAACTAGTTACATCTAATTTAAATATACTAGCTATTTCTTTGGCTGTGCGTGGGAAATTATTAATTCTACATGATATATAGATTGATGCTGCCAAAATACCATCCCTATTATCACCACGAAAGGTCATATCATATTCCGATATTTTTTTATGATATCTAATGGCATCATCAATAATCATTTTAGGAATTCCTGCATTTTGAGCCATAATAGTAATAATTTGAAATTCATCATATTGTGATTTTTCTTTATATGGCATAGATTGCCACTCGGTATATCTTCTTATTTTTCTCATTTCATAACTCATAGACCCTGATATTAATACTTTACAACCATAAGATGATTCTTCTAGTAGCGGATTAATAGGCATACCACATCGTGTAGGGTCAGAATTTTGATTATCATCAGCACCATAATATCTCCATTCAGCACTTTGGTCTACTATATCTTTATAAATAATACCACATTTTGTATTTGTACATGTCAAGAATCCTTCATCCGAAAATGCTAAATTATAAGAACATCTTTCACACATTTCTCTATTTCCTACTGCGCGATATAGACATTCTAATGGTGACGGTTTTTGTTTATCTGTATCTATGACTTCTGTTTCAAATATATTCCATAATTCTGTTTTATTTATATGTGTATTCTTATTTTTTTTGCTTTTTAAAATACTCATTTCGGTTATTTAAATGAATGAATATATTTTTAATTCAATTTTATTTTATATTTTTTACTTTGTATTTTTACTTTGTATTTTTACTTTGTATTTTTACTTTGTATTTTTTATTTTATATTTTAATTATAAAGTTAATATATAAAATGGGGAATTCACCTTCAAGTCAAACAAATAATTCAGATAATTCTAAGAAAGGCTTTGATAATTTTTATCAAGTAATTGATTATATATCTACCTACTATATTTTGACTATGAACTTTAAAAGTTTGGAAAAGTTATCCGAAAAAGAGTATTGTGACAAATTAGTCATACTAACATCTGACATTATTAAAGACCACTTTACAGAAAAACAAATAACTTATTTGGCACAAAGAGTACAAAATGGCGAAATAATTGATAAAATGGAAAAAACAGATGTAGTATTTGTAAACAAAGATATTCTAGATGAATTAGATGTTTCTAATGATACACAAAAAAGTATTAAAAAAAAGCGTGAATGTATTGCAATTGCAAAGTTTTATGTTAAAATTGCACATGTTTTTGCAGCAATAGTCATGACAATAAATCCTGTTTATAGTTATAAAGTAGATGGAAATGATGTAAAAACAGGTTTACTAGATAAAGATAAAATACCAAAAAATGCCACAAATAAAAAATTACATAAAATGAATATATGTGATAATCGTATTAGGGCTCTAAATCATGATGAAATATATGATGATAAAACGCAAAGCATTTCATTAAATCCAAAAATATGTGATATAAATATGGATAAAATGGGTAATATAAAAAATTTAAATGATGAACCAGGTATTCCAGAATTAGCACAATTATATTTTGATGAGTATGATTATTCTAATGGTTCCTTTAAAGGAATGTCAGAATTATCTAAGAAACAATATAGAGTAGATTTAAATACTTTTTATACAGCTTTTACAGGAAATACAGTTATGCCACCAGAAATTACAAAATTTAGTGATATTAAATTAAAGAATTATATGAACATGAATGAATGTAGTTCAGGAGTATTTAAAAACAAAGTAACTATTTCAAAGAATGATAAACTATTTATTAAATATGCAGAAAATGTTAAAAATATGGTACAAACCGCAGCAAATAATCAGCAAAAATTATTATATGTTATAAATAGTTTGTTTACATTTGTAGATGATCCATATACAAATAAAAAAAAAGTAAGAGTAAACCCACAACTAACAGATGATTCTTTACAAAAATTAGTAGAACAAACGAGAAAATTGATTGTAAATTTATATGTTAATTGTGAATTACAATATGTAAATGGTATTAAAATATATGAAGCAATAGTGGAAAGTAAAATACTTGAAACCACAGATAAACAAATTCAAATGCTGAGTGAAAAAAAGAAAAAAATATTGCAAGAAATGAATGAAATAAAAAATGGCAATATATGATAATCTGATATTTTTGATAATCTTTTTTTATTACATAATAGTATATGAATAATATGATGAAAAATTCTATGAATAATGTTATTGGTGTTTTTAATCCTTTTGGTTTAATACAAAAAGCTGGTGCTAGAAAAACAAAACGGACAAATAAAAAAAGGAAGACAAATAAAAAAAGGAAGACAAATAAAAAACGTAAAACTATGAAAAATGTGAAAAAAAGAAAATATTAGATTATAAAAATTATATTTTTACATTTAGTCATTTGTTTTTATTTTTATAATATTTCATTTACAGATGAAAATAATCTGCGTGCATTTATAATTGACTGATTTCTGAGTTTTTCTCTTGCTTTTTCAAAAGAACCTGTTTTTTCATAAACTTCATTTGCAGTACCAACTGCTGTAACCCATGCAGAATTTTTTTTATATGTTTTATTTTTTTTCCTATACATTTTGCTTTTTTTGTTTTTTCTTTTTTTATTATGTTTACGTCTAGTTGACATATATTATATATATGTTTATATAATATATTATTAGTCATAAATTAAAATTATCAATTTGTGGTTATTATTTGATAAGAAATTTAATTATTTCCATATGTGTTATTCATTGTCTTGGTTGCTGTTGCGGCAGCAGTGGCAGCCTCATTTGCTTTTACGGCAGCTGATTTAGCAGCTGATTTAGCCTTAGCGACAGCAGATTTAACTTTTCTCATAACACCCTTTGCACGTCTCATTGTCTTGCTTCTTCGTCCACCTCTTCGGCCGCCTCTTCTAGATCCTCCTCTTCGTGTTGACATTTATATATATATCAAACAAAAAAAAATTATAAAATGGGAATTTTTTTAATTAAAAATAAATTTAAAAATAAAAAATAAAAAATTAAAAATAAAAAATAAAAAATAAAAAATTAAAATTTAAAAAATTAAAAAATAAAATTTAAAAAATAACAAATATTTCTAAATATTCTTATAAAAATCTTATAAAAATAATATTTTTTAATTTTCCCAAACAAGGTTTGTTGAATGCCACCACATTTTATCCCCTTTTTTAATATCATAAATTGCCCTAAATACAGCACTTCTTGATAATGGTACATTACATCTATATTTATCTAATGGATGGGGATTTGTTTTTAACTGAGCAGAAATAGCCTTTTTATTTATTATTTGTCTTTGGTTATCTGCAAAATAAACGAAAAATGCATCAAATGATAATTTCATAATAGATAAATTGTCTTTATTCTTTAATTGAAAATCTCTTAAATATTCCATACAAATGGCCATACCTGAAATGTCTGCTAAATCTTCACCAATGGAAGGAGCTGCGTCAAAAGTAATTCCATCATAAGATGCAAAAGTTTCATATTGGTTAATAACATCTTCTTGAATTTTTTTAAACATTTCTTGATCCTTAGGCGTCCACCAATTGTTTAACTTTCCTTCATAATCATATTTACTACCCCAATTATCTAGTGAATGAGACATTTCATGTGATATTGTATGACCTATACGTGCTAAATTATATTCAATTCCTCTTTCTTGTAGATCAATAAAAGGCTTTTGAAGATAACCTAATGGTATATCAATTCCATTTTCACTAGGTGTATACATAGCATTTACGATATAAGATTGTTTTCCAATAAATTTGGGAGGAAATTTAGTCCAATCAATAGATGCCATATCTCTTATAATCTTTTTTCCTTCTAAATGTATTGCAAATATATGTCTCCATTTTGCAACCATTTCTAGATTTTCCCATTTTTTATCATTTTTGTATTTCAATAATTTATCTTTCAACGTAAAAATTTTAGAGCCAATGGTAATATTAAAATGTTCTAATTTTTTAATAGCCAATTCTTTTGTATGAGGTTGTAACCATGTATTTCTTTTTAATATTCTTAAAAATACTGTTTTTAAATCTTCGGCCATAGCATTTGCATAACATAATACATTTTTATTGGTGTATTTTTCAATATATTGATTATTCAAAAAAGAACTAAATGCGAAACCTAATCCAAAAATTGCGCTTTTTTTTATATCAATATCTATTTTTTGACCAGTAACAAATTTACCATTAAAATCAAAAATAATACGATTCCCTTCTTCATTACAACGTTGTTGTTGACGAATATATATATAAATAAAATAAGTTCTCCATGCGGAATCATTCCATTCATTAAGTAAAGTTTCTATAATTGAAGCAGTATAATTAAGACTACTTACGATAAAATCTTTTGGAGGATTTGTATATCCTAGTGCTTTTGAAAATTGAACCCAATCAAGTTTAAGAATTTTTGATGCTTCTAATCCAGTAATTAAATTATGACCATTTGAATTTTCTTTTAGTTTATTATAACCAAATGCTTTTGCCATTTTTACTTCACACTCAAAAATATCGTCTACATTAAAGTTGTTATCATTACCAAATACATATGCAAATAAATCTTTTAAATATTTTAAATAAACATTTAAATACTTTTTGTTTTTTTCATTGTTTGCATCAAAATATATTTCTATATTAATTAATGTTAGTTGAACGGGAAGAATATACGATTTATAATATTCGGGCATTTTATCATCCGGATTTATTGACCAAGATATAGGTGACCCCCATGAAATAATTTCATTTTCGTTCAATTTTCCCAATAGTTTCCATAAATTATTTTTATCTGTCATTAATTCATCTAATTCTTTGACATAAAGTGTTACTTCTTCTTTTGATTGTTGATTTGTATCCCAGTTAATTTGTGATTCATAAAAGGTTTTCATACAAATACCCAAATCGGTGTTTTTTGTTTGTGGATTCGTTATATAATCATTTACTATTTCTAATAATTCATTATATACTTTATCTTGTAGAATTCTAAATTCGTCTAATTGAACTATATATTCATGTTCATTAGATCTTTTATATGATTCTAACCATCTATCATTAATATATGAATAAAAATCATTCTGAGGTTTAATATTATTTGTATTAACCGCTTTTTTTAAATCTTTAATAACTTCTTTTTGGATATTATAAGTGGAAGATTCAAGGTCAATTTTATTTATTTTAAACAGTTCTTCTACTTTTTTTTCAAAAGGCGAAAATTCAGTAGAACATTCTTGTTTTTGTTTATTCTTTTGAGTTTTGTTTTTGTTTTTATTTTTATTTTTTAATTGTCTAATTTTAACATAATGAGAATTCATACTATAATTATATAATATTATTATTTTCTTATCCTTTTATTTTCTTATCTTTTTATTTTCTTATCCTTTTATTTTCTTATCCTTTTATTTTCTTATCCTTTTATTTTCTTGTATTATGAAAGTGTTCCTAATGGTTTATATGATTGAATCGGAGTATAATCCTTTTTGATTTTTTCTTTTTGTAAGGTTTCGTTTGATTTTAAGTTTAATACTAAATTATTTAGATTCGTAGGTGCACTAGTTAATCTATTATTATCCTCATTAGATTCATCTATTTTTAAACCATATTCATTTACAATAATGCCCGTTTTATTTTTAAGTTCTGTTCTTACATATGATGGAACCCAATGACTCCATGAAATAAATAATGTATTTGGATGTATATATTTTATATTAAATCCATTTTGTTTTAATTTATCTATTAAATACGCTATACATGCTGGTTGATCATATTTAGGAACCCCAATAATTATTTCAGGAACAACAAACCAACAAAATTGTTCGTCAATTTTTTGTCTAGATGTTGTTTTTATACGAACATGTATACGATTTAAAATTTTATTAAATAAATTTAATTTACTTAAATCATATTGACGTTTTTTTTCATATAATTCGTCAATATTTAGTTTTTCAGAAAAATCTTCAATGTTTTCAAGAGTAAATATGTTTGCCATTGTTACAATAATAGAAAAAAAGTTACAAAAATAAATTTAATTAGTTTCATTTAATTAGTTTCATTTAATTAGTTTCATTTAATTAGTTTCATTTAATTAGTTTCATTTAATTAGTTTCATTTAATTAGTTTCATTCTATATTCTATTTTATTTTACTTTATTATAGTGTAAGATGACTATAAAACATATAGTTATTTCGGGTGGTGGACCATCTATGCTACAATCATTGGGTGCTATACAATATCTTGATTCACAAGAATTTATAAATATGAATAATATAGAGTCTATTTATGGTACGTCTTCCGGTACTTTGGTAGGAACGTTGATATGTTTGAAATATGACTGGGATACTATTAATGACTATATTTTAATACGTCCATGGCAAGATGTATTTTCTATAAAAGCCGAAAATATATTTGATGCATATAGTAAAAAAGGAATATTTGATATAAAAATTATTGAGAAATGTTTAAAACCATTATTAATTGCCAAAGATTTATCTGTAAATATTACATTAAAAGAATTATATGAATATTCCAAAATAGAAATGCATTTTTTTACTTTTGAAATTAATCATTTTCAATTAGAAGATATTTCTTATTTAACGCATCCTGATTTACGCTTAACAGTTGCAATTCAAATGACATGTGGATTACCTATTTTGTTAACACCCATTTGTATAGATAATAAATGTTATACGGATGGAGGAATTATATGTAATTATTCTTTAAAGTATTGTGTTGATTCAGGAAAAAAAGAAGATGAAATATTAGGATTAAAAAACAAATACGCAAATGACAAAACATTTATTAAAACCGATTCTACTATATTAGACTATATGCTAACATTTTTTTTTAAACTAATTAATAATGTAAGTCAAGATCATATTCAACCAATAATTAAAAATGAAGTAAATATTGATGTGAGTTTTTTAAGTATGGAAACTTTCAAAAATGCGTTAAGTAATATACAAGTCCGTAAAGATTTGCTTAAACAAGGTGAATGTGCAGCGAAAATTTTTTTAGAAAATATTAAAAAAGAGAATTAATATTTTTATGAGAGAAATAATTTTATTTATTAATTATAATAAATAAAACATTTTTTTATAGAACTGTATTCAAAAATTCAGTCAATGTTTCTTTGGATGGTTTCGCATCAAATTCTACAATTTGACCATCTTTTATTAGTTTAATAGTAGGAAATCCTTCAATATTATACTTATTCATCATTTTTTCTACATCGGGTGATTCTGTTGTACAATTAATTTCAGTAAATTTTACTTTATAACCATTAATTGTTTGATTTTCGTATTGACTCTGTATTTCTTGCCAAACAGGTTTCGCCGTTTTACAATGTGGGCACCAATCAGCGTAAAAGAAAAGTAGTTCAGCACTTTTATTATTATTATCAAAACCTTCTGGTTTTGGTTTGTTTGCTATGTAATTCGTTTTCATACCTGGTGCAACATAAAAATAGTAATAAAAAATAGCAGCTACTAATGCTAATATTATGCATACGACAATAATAATTGTTTTCGTTTCCATTTTACCAATAGATTTTAAAAAATCGGACAGCATGTTATTTGATTCATTTGTTAACTTTGTAAAATTCATAAAACTCATAAAACTCATGGTATATAAATATATATTATAAATGATAAAGTTATTTTAACGAATAAATAATAATATAAAGATATTTTTTATAATATTATTATTTACAATATCATGATATTTAGAAATGTAAATGGTGAAATTATCATACTTAATAAAATGGATTTTATAAACGATAAATTATATTATGAAAAAATAAAAGGCTTAAAAAAACTTTTTCTAAATCAAAAAAAACACTAAATAATTATTCTAAAAATAATTTACTTGCGTAATTTTATCTTTTATGAAAAGAGTATATTCTTTTTATTTATTATTTTCTAGTCAAATATTATGACTTATACAAAAACTAATAAAAAAAAAAATAAATCATATAAAAATTTAAAAAGAAAAAGAACAATGACAAAAAAAAGAATATTTACAAATAAACATTATAATGCGGGGGATGGTATGGTGACAAGTATTTGGGGGCCTCCTTTATGGCATTTTTTACATACCATGAGTTTTAACTATCCTGTTCATCCTACGGAAGATGATAAAACCCATTATATGGATTTTATATTAAATTTACAATATGTATTACCATGCAAGTATTGTAGAATGAATTTAGTAACAAATTTAAAGCAATTACCACTAAGATTATGTGATATGAAAAATCGTGAATCCTTTTCAAGATATATTTATGATTTACATGAATTGGTAAATAAATTACTTAATAAAAAATCTAATTTATCATATAATGACGTAAGAGAACGTTATGAACATTTTAGGTCTCGTTGTACAAACGACAAAAATAAATTATTCAAAATAAAAAAAAATATTACACATAGAAAAAGAGAGAAAGGTTGTACAGTACCATTATATGGTAAAAAATCTAAATGTGTTATTAATATTGTTCCACAAGAAAAAAAAGGGGAAACTATTCAAATAGATAAAAAATGTATAAAAACATTAGAACCGCCTACACACTAATAAATAGTAAAGTTATTTTTACGTTTTTTATTTATAGTAAATTTACATACCAAATGAACTAAAATCGTTTAATACAGGAACAGGTTGCTCACTATTATTTAAAGCATTATAATTTGGAACTTTTTTACATTCAAATGGAGATTCAGGACATCTAGCACAAGCAGGACATGGTGGGCAAGATTTTTTCTTATTTTCACTATTAAAGGAAGAATTAGAGAGAGAAGGACAAACAGGACACACTGGTGGGACTATTTCTGATTTAAGTATATATAAATCTTCGTTTCCTGGTGTTATTTCACTTTTTGGTATACCTGGTGGCATTGTACTAAAATATTGGTCTCCATAACCAAGCATATTTAAATTTTCTGATCCTTGTGTTGTTTGACTATTTGGTATATAACCTGGTGGTGGTGGTTGTGAAGCAAAATATTGGTCTCCATGTCTAACTACATTTAAATCTTCGGATACTGGTGGCATTGTACTAAAATATTGGTTTCCATATCCAACATTATTAGCCAGAGGATTTATCACTGGTGTACCTGTACTACCATAATACTGTGAAGACGAAATTGTATTTGTTGGGGGCGTTACGGCATTTGTATAATGATTATAGTTATCATAATTTTGACTAGTTGTAGTTTGGCTAGAAACAGGTTGGCTAGAATCAGGATTTGTAACAGTAGTTGTAATAGGATTCATATTTGAATTCGTTGGTGTAAGTATTACAGGAGTTATTGTTACAGGAGTTATTGTTGTACCTAGTGATGAATCACTATTTTCATATCCTTCTGTGTTACATTTACCTCCTAAAAAGGAACATAATACTAGACCAAATAATAATGTTAAAAACAGAAATAGAGCTTTTGTTTTAGTATTCATTGTATATTTTATGTAGTGAAAAAAGTTTAAAAATATAATTGAAATGAAAATTAAAAGATAAATTAATAGTATAATTTATAATGGAAAGGACAAAAACAAATGAATTGCATAATATAAATGAAAATATAGATGAAAATATAGACAAAAATATAGATAAAAATATAGACAAAAATATAGATAAAAATATAGATAAAAATATGAATGAAGAAGAATCTATTACAATACTTCCTAAAAAAACTACACGGAATAAAATTCCTTTATTACCATTAAAACCATTTTATTTTGAAGATAATAATATATTTGAAATAGGTGTAGACGAAGCAGGAAGAGGACCATTATTTGGTCGTGTTTATGCGGCTGCTGTTATTTTGCCTAAATATGACACGTTTGACCATTTTAAAATGAAAGATAGTAAAAAGTTTCATTCCAAAAAGAAAATAGAAGAAATAGCTAATTACATTAAAGAAAACGCTAGTGCATGGTATGTTAGCTTTGAAGATGAAAAATCTATTGATGAAATAAATATTTTACAAGCTACACAAAAGGCTATGCATACAGCTATTTTGGAAGTAAGAAAACAATTTAATAAACAGATAAAAGAGAAAGATCAAAATCAAATAGAAACGAAAGATTATTCCTATCATTTATTGATTGATGGAAATTATTTCATTCCTATTACTTATCTTAATAATAAAACAAATAAAACACAAGACATTGCTTTTACAACGATTGAAGGTGGCGACGATAAATTTACTTCTATTGCTGCTGCTTCTATTTTGGCAAAAGTTGAACGCGATAAATATATAGATGAATTATGTAAAGAAAATCCTGATTTATCTAAAAAATATGGTATTGATAGTAATAAAGGATATGGTGCAAAAAAACATATGGATGGAATAAAGGAACATGGTATCACTATATGGCATAGACGTACTTTTGGTATTTGTAAAAATTATTCATGAAACCATAAAGATAACAAATCATAAAGATAACAAATCATAAAGATAACAAATCATAAAGATAACAAACCATAAAGATAACAAACTAAAATAATAATAAAAAATTGAATTTAATGGTTGAAAGAATACTATTAGCAATTAAAATAAAATCATTTAAATATAATACAATTATTTAATTATCCTATTTAAAAATGAAATACTTAGTGTTTGATACAGAAACGTCTGATCTTCCAAAAACTAAGATTATTAGTCCAGAAAAAACCCATTTATATCCTTATATTGTTCAATTTAGTTATATTATATATGATCAAGATAAGAATGTAATGATAAAAAAATTTGATCAAATTATTAAGCTTAAACCATATAATGTAATTAGTAAAGATAGCACAAAATTTCACGGAATAACGAATGAAATATCGGAATTAAAAGGGGTATCATTAAAAGATGTGTTAACTGAATTTATATCTGATATAGAATCAATAGATTTTATTGTTGCACATAATGCAGGGTTTGACTTGTCAATGGTTATGATTGAGTTGATGCGTATGATTAAAGAACATGAAACAAATTCCATAATAAACCTAAATTTGAACAATCAATTAGCAAAAATTCAAGGTCTAAATAATGTTCATTGTACTATGAGGGATTCCGTTGATTTATGTAAAATAGAAAAGGAAAATTCACGAGGTAAGTATTATAAATTTCCAACATTATCCGAGTTACACATAAAATTGTTCATGGTAGAACCAAAGAATTTACATAATTCATTAAATGATATTTTAATTACTTTGCGATGTTTTATTCAAATGAAATATAATGAAGATATTTTTGAAAAAAATGAGCAACTGAAACAACTTATTATTGGATTATTATAAATTAATTTTGATGTAATTTTGAAGATTTTTAACCACACTTTTAAAATTTTTTATTTATTAAATATATAAATGAAAAATACTCTTAAAAAAAATACCAATTCTAATAACAAATCAAAAAAAAATAAAATTAAAAAATGTATGGAAAAATTTGTTGAAAATAAAATTAAATATTGGACTGCTGATATAAATAAAAAAATAAAAAAATTAGATAATAAAAAAATAACTAATGAAGAAAAAAACTTGCTAATTGAATTAAAAAAACAAAGAAAAGAAACAACAAATCAACTAAAAAAACAATATAAATTATATAATTGTAATATTAATTGTAAAAATACTTTATTAGAACCTGGATTACCAAATCAACTTGCTAAATCAATTCGCGAAGAATATAAAGATTCAAAAGAATTATTAAAAATGTATGAAGACCAAAGAAAAAATATATTTAAAGATAAGTCAAATGTATTAACCGACAATTTTTACGAAAAGACACCTAATAAAATTAAAAAAAAACTTATAAAAGAAGGAGCTATCTCTCAATGTATACCTATGTAGAAATATAACAACGGAGAAATTAAAATTGGTTTTACAGGAAATATATTGTATTATCTTCTTCTGTCATTTCATTGTATTTTTCTAAAATATATGCATAACTTTCATTAACCGTTTGAATAATAATTTCTGGTTGTATATAGTTATTATCATTTTGGGTAGGTAAATTATGTTCATAGTTAATCTTTATTATTTTTTTATTACAAATGTCTTCATGTGTAGTATCTTCATATAAAACGTCTTCGTATATATTTTCGTATTTTAATTCAATTTTGTCTTCATTGTTTTTTATTTTATTCATATTATTTTTATTATTTGGAATGTTATTATTTCTATTTCTTAAAACATTGTTTTTGTTAGACATATTTGTATTACTAGGTATAATGTTTTTAACAATAGAATTTCTCATTTCTATAACATTATTAATTACATCGTTATTTAATAATCTTTCTGTAAAAGTATTTGACATATTGCCTTTTATAATGCTTTATACAAATTATTTTACAAATAATAAAATTCATATATTTTATTTTATTATTTTTACATATATAGACCTTTTGCGTATTTTACAACTTATAAAAAGAGACATTTTTATAAAAAATATATTTATATTATATGAGCGAATATACATTTCCATTTAATACTTGTGAAAAACCAAATAAAAATGGAATAGCCCAACCATATTCATCATTAGTAAACCTAATTAATTGTTTTGTAATATTTTATTTTTTATTAAAAACCACAAAAATGTATACATTTCTGTTATTGTTTTTTATATTATGTTTTGAAGCATTTCACGTATTTTCTCATAGTATTCATATTTCAGGTTCCATACAAACAAATATTACACATTTGCTTTCATATTGTATAAATTTTGCTTTTCTATTCTTTTTTTATAATTATATTAAAAAAATACCTAGCAGTTGGTTTATACTATTTTATGTATTTTTAATTTTTTGTGATATATATTCATTTTTTAATATGAATCTTGTTTATCATATTTTTAGTCAAGCATTATTATTTTTGTCTATGCTATTCTATTATTATCCTTTATTGAATAAAAACATTAAAGATAAAATAAATATTATTTTTTTTCTTGTAATATTAATAATAATTTTGTTCTTCAATGAAAAATATAATTGTGAAAAAATGATGTCTATTTATCCAGACTTTCCTTACCATATTTTAATTGAAATAATTGGTATATTTTTTTTCTATATTATTTGTAGTACTTTTTATAAACTATGAAATATATAACATCTTATTTTGCTTTTGCTTTTGCTTTTTTAAGCAGAACACATTTCACAAATTTCATCTGATTCCTTATTTTTTATTTTAGTTGGTTCAATCGTAAACTGTTGTGCTTGATGTTTTGCCTTTCTTCTTAAATAGTAAATACCTGTTTTAAGACCTTTTTTCCAAGAATAAAAATGCATAGAAGTCAATGTATTATAGGTTGGATCTTCTAACCAAAGATTTAGACTTTGACTTTGACAAATAAATGCACCTCTATCTGCCGACATATCAATCAAATGTTTCATCGGCATTTCCCATACTATTTTATATTTATTACGAATATGTTGAGGTAATTGAATTAATTGTTGTACAGAACCTTTATTCGCAATAATATTATTTTTAATTTCTTCATTCCATAATTTTAACTCAATTAATTCTCTCATCAAGTATTTATTAACTACTACAAATTCTCCTGCTAGTGTGCGACGACTATATATATTACTTGTAAATGGTTCAAAACATTCATTAAACCCTAATATTTGCGATGTACTTGCAGTGGGCATAGGTGCCACTAGTAAAGAATTACGAATGCCATTTTCTTTAATAGACGTTTTTAGTTTTTCCCAATCATAACGAATCTGAGGAATAAAATCCCATAAATCAAATTGTAAAATACCTTTTGAAGCTGGTGAACCAATAAATGAACTATATGCACCACATAAATTAATATTTGGGTCTTCAATATTATGTGGTTTCATATCAAATTCATTACAATATTCTAATAAATCAAATCTATTTTTACTCTTTAAAATATCAATTATTTTTTCACGTCTTTCTATGGCAAGTTCATTACTTTTTTCAAGTGCTGCATGATAAATGGTTTCAAAAATCATTTCGTTTATTTCTCTCGCTTCTTCCGAATGAAAAGCTATATCCATTAAAATGAACACATCTGCGAGACCTTGAACTCCTATACCAATCGGTCTATGACGTAAATTACTAACTCTTGTTTTTTTGGTTGGATAAAAATTAACATCAATAACTTCATTTAAATTGTTTGTAATGACTTTTGTAATGCTATGTAATAAATCATAATTGAATTTTTTGGTTACCGTGTCAACACACATTGGTAATCCAATAGAGGCCAAATTACATACAGCCGTTTCATTTTCATCTGAATATTCAATAATTTCACAACATAAATTACTTGATTTAATAGTTCCCAAATTTTGTTGATTTGATTTTTTATTGGCTGCATCCTTATATAATAAATAAGGTGTTCCTGTTTCCATTTGCGCATCTAATATTTTAAACCATAAATCACGTGCATTTATTTCTTTACGTGCTTTACCAATATTTTCATACTTTTTATATAATTCTGTAAATGTTTCACCATATGATTCATATAGACCTGGGCACTCATTAGGGCAAAATAAACTCCATTTACCATTTTCTTTGATTCTTTCCATAAATAAATCATTTATCCAAATAGCATAAAATAAATCTCTGGCTTTCATTTCTTCATCTCCATGATTTTTTCTTAATTCTAGAAAATCTTCAACATCCGCATGCCACGGCTCTAAGTAAATAGCAAAAGAACCATTTCTTTTACCAGATTGATTCACATATCTTGCAGTACTATTAAAAACGCGTAACATAGGAACCAATCCATCTGTTTTTCCGTTGGTTCCTTGAATATGTGAACCTTTGGGTCTTATATTAGAAATATGTAGTCCTATACCCCCTGAATATTTAGAAATTTGTGCACAATCTTTTAATGTATTATATATTCCATCAATACTGTCTTGTTCCATAGCAATTAAATAACAACTAGATAATTGAGGACTTGGTGTTCCTGCATTAAATAGAGTAGGTGTTGCGTGTATAAAATATTTTTGAGACATAAGTGTATATGTTTCTTTTATTAAATCAATATTTTCTGAGTTAATATGAATACCAATAGATACACGTAACCACATGTGTTGTATTCTCTCTACTATATTCCCGTTCATACGGAAAAGATAAGCACGTTCTAATGTTTTAAATCCAAAATAATCAATTAAATAGTCTCTATTATGATCTATCATTTCGTCTAAGATTATGGAATGTTTTTCAATAAAATTCCATACTTTGGAAGATATTAATGATTTATGTTTTCCATGAACATCCGTAAATGCAAATAATTGTTTCATTACATTTGTAAAAGAGGATTCTGTATTTTTTTGATGATTAGATATAATAATTCTAGACGCAAGTACACCGTAATCAGGATGTTGTGTGGACATAGATGCACACTGTTCGGCTGCCAATTCATCAATTTTAGATGTTTCAATCTTATCATATATCTGATCTATTACCTTCATAGTAAGTAAAGAATAATTGATTTGAATTCCAACTTCGTTACCTAGTTTTTTAATACGATTCAAGATTTTATCAAATAAAATGTTTTCTAATTGTCCATTACGTTTAGTTACACGCATTTCGCTTGAAATGTCCATTATTATATTATATGTAAAGTTGATTTTAAATAGATTTGTTAACTATTCTTGTTTATTGTTTATTGTTTATTATTTATTATTTATTGTTTATTAATTACAATAATTTACGTGAATATTCTATTTTATATAAAAATTATAAAAATATATAAAATATATAAGGACATGTATTCTAAAATATTACCTGTATTGATTCTATTAATAGTTGTTTTAACAATAGTATTTTATAATAGTTATAATAAACAAGAAGGATATGATAATTATCATTTAGATAATGCTATGGGAAGTGTTCCTTCTTCGGAAATAAATGCATTAGTTCAACAAACATATCCTATTACAGGAAGAAATGGGATTTCTAACAATGGTGCTGCTAATATTTGGTGGCATTATCCTATTTTTCAACTTGGTTCTTATGCTCAAATTACCAATAATTTAAGATATCCAAATAATCCTGATGAGGGAACATGTATGCCCGCTAGTATGTGTGGTGCAATGTATCATGAAAAACATATAAAAGAAAATTATGTAAAACCATTACCACCCATTAATCCTGATTGTGGTACACGAATCGGATACTTTACAACTAATGAAAATATGCTACCATTTAGAACAAATATTCCAAATATTTTATATTAATTTTTTTGGTTGCTTGGTTGCTTGGTTGCTTGGTTGCTTGGTTGCTTGGTTGCTTGGTTGCTTGGTTGCTTTTTGTTTTTTTTACACATTTTGCATACTGGTATCTATTTTGATAATATTCAATAAACAACCTTTTGAACCGATAGGTGCTGGCGAATATATATCTTTTTTAAACTTTTTATTGGGTGCACGATGTTCATATCCTGTAATTCTCTCTTTCTCTATAATTTGCCACGTTTTTTCTATTTGTTTGACACTATTTTTAAACCATTCTTTATTCCGTAATACTAATACACAACTAAATTTCTCTAATTTCCAATAAATATTTTTAATCCAATTCATACCTTTGGTTTGATAAAGTTCAATCATTTCTTCCATCCATTTATCCATTTCTTCATATTTAGTAATATTTAATGGTTTATATAAATAAAATGGCGTTAATTCTGGCGTATTGAAATACAGTATAATACCTTTTACTTCATTCTTTAATGTTTTATTATTATCACCATCCGCATAAAAATTTTGTGAGTCAGGATATTCAGTAAATTTTGTTTCTAAAAAATCGCACATATCTAAGTCACAAACTTCCATTTGAAGTTGCATTTGAATCCAATATTCTTTTTTAGGTATTCCAGTTATCTCACGATTGACTATATTTTTAATTTCAAGCATACGTCCATACCTTTCTGACTCTTTGTTTACAACTATACCATCAGGTGATGCTCCTAGGAATTTATATTTTTCATGCGGAATACATCCAAAATCTTCCACTTTTGTATTATATAAATCCTCATATATTGCGACAGATAATGGCTCAAATTTTTGTCCCCAATGTAATGTTGTATTTACATTTATCATCTTAGGCGTATTATATTTGGTTTCTTTATTATCTGTATTATCTGTATTATCTCTATCTGTATTATCTCTACTAGCTGTATTATCTCTATTAGCTGTATTTATTTTTAATGGTTGACATTTTTCATAAATCAATTGATTCACCATAGATTGGCTTTCAAATACTTTATATGCATTACTAGCTGTAATTAAATTATGTCTATATTTATACCATTCATCTGTTCTTTGTGTAGGCTGTGGTATATTTCGTAAACGATTTATTTTTTCTTCTATTAATTCTTGTTTTAATTCATGTTTTATTATATTTTCATTTATATTATTTGTTTCATTTATATTATTTGTTTCATTTATATTATTTGTTTCATTTATATTATTTGTTTCATTTATATTATTTGTTTCATTTATATTATTTGTTTCATTTATATTAT